GTACTAAACTTTCAGAAGCCACGTATGTTTGTTTGCTTGAAAAATCTACTAGGTTATTATTTGTTCTCATTGCTATTTTTTACTTTTGATTTCTCCAAACTCTATAATCATAATCACTCTCAAAACACATATAACCGCCAAAAACCTTAGCAACATGTGCGGGGGTAAACGGGCAATAATATTTAAATTGTTCGTTGTAGACATAATTTCCCAATTGACACGGTGCCGCCCTTGTAGTCGGCAAAATAGGTTGTATTGTCGTGCCTGGTTTCCTCGTATCAAAGTTACCGATATGCAGCAATGCAGTGTTGCCGTTAATCATGTTTTTAACCGCTTTTGCTTTCATATTATAATGTATTAAGTTTATATACTGTACTCTGTATCCATACGGGCTTGTAACCGTTACCACTATCGTAGTAGCTACATTACAATATGCGCGTATCGTATGTTTTTACGGCTTATATTAACTGATCCAGTATAGGATACATATACGCACATACATTATATTATATTAGGGATGTTAATCGCATATCGCACTAAGTTACTATCTCCATTATCAAGTAAAACCCGTGCCTCTGCATCGTGGCTAACAATACCGCTATTTATATTCCGCTTATTCCCTGTTTGCGGATCTGTACCACGCCCTTACCGTGGCAAGCTGTTTCAATATGCCATATATCGCTTTGTCCTTCCGACACTGCAAACATACAGCGTTTTTGATTAGTTTGTATATTTTGTTAACATTCATTATAAATTAAGCCCGTTTTTTCCAAAATCAATACAGTTTATATACATTTTTTAAATTAATATTGCATAATATTAATAGATCCAACCATGCAAGACCTATTTAGCTTAATATTATGTTTAATTTCAAGATTTTTCAATGTTAATTTGTGTTAAATTTGTTTGTAAATGTCTGAACGTGAGGGAATTACGAAATCTTCGTAGAAGTCATTTGTAAAGATTTTTTATTTGTAAATATTTCGAAATTCGATTGTCGTAGAAAAGAATTTATTTTTATTTACAAACGTTGATAAACGTGGTAGATAAACGTGTGTAATTACCTGTAAATCAGTGCCATACCCCCCCTTTGTGGAGGTTTCGCGGTGGGTGTGTCGCTCCCGATAAATTTTTTTCTGAAAAATTTTTTTTCTCCAAATTTTGCTCGGATGGCTGATTTTGCGTTTTGGAGGTGTATTTTCGGTAGTTTTCAACAAAATCGGATAAATCTTTACATAAAAAGTTACGAAAATCGTAGGTTTTTTGGTGTGTTTCGTAGGTGTGGTTGCATTTTTTATGTCTTTTTTTGCAGTATAAGTTATTGGTTTACAGTATTCTTCGTTGATTTCGTCGTTTTGATATGTATCTATACTAAATTACGTATGCAGTTTTGGTGTTTTATGCTGTATGTGTCGTATATGTGCTGTACGTGTATATGTATTGTAATAGAGCATGTAAGGTGTACGTGTATGTATATATTGTATAAATATATTACTTTTAACATTTAATATGCAAATTAATAGAGAGTAGATTTTCAAAGATTTACGATTCAATTTTTTTTGACAAGACTAAATAGCTTATTTTCAACCATTTAATCACTAATTTGTGCTAATTTCTTGACAAGTGTTGAAAAACGAAGAGTTTACGAAGTCTACGAAAAATCAACGAATTTCGTAGGTTTTTTACGAGTTTTTCAAAATCAATTAGTTGCATATGCAACTATCGGTGTTGAGATTTTTTATTTTATGTTAAATTAAGCCAATTTTACATTTGTTAACGTAGAAAATAACAAGTAAATAAAAAAATATAGTTAAATCATTTTAACTAAAATGAGAAAAATCATTACAAAAGTAAAAAATAACAACAATCAACATTTTTTACTTTTGCTGTTTAAAGTATACTGTGGACGTGAAAGTAAAAAATCTTGTGTAAAGAAAGATAAACTATCTTCTTTGACACGAATTTGTTAATCACGTAAACATTTGCAGTTAATTAATTTAACTATATGTTTTCGTGTTGTTTTTTGCACTATATTTGCAGGTGAATATCTTAATGTGTGTGTGAAATATGGAAGAAGAAATAGAGATTAAACTTAGGTTGCCCGAATCAAGGCGTGTCATATGCCTGTCCGATGCAATGCCCGACAGGGAGCGTTGGTACAAGGGAATGAGGGTTCAGACACGGCTGTTCGGGTGGGTTACGCTCGTCAGCTTCCGGGACCGTCACTGCTGTCTTAAACTTGACGAGCCTCTGGAGGACGGAACAAAGGCTGTGTTCGTGTCGGAAAAGTCATTCATCAGGCGCGTGCCCGTACCTTTAACTGCAAAATCCATGGCCGCACAGGTCGCTGGTGTCAGCGTGGAAGGTGAAGTGCTGGAATACGAGAGGAAAATGAAGAGGAAATGGGAGAAGGAGAGAAAGCATATAGAGGATATATGCTCTAAGTACGGGTATGTGCTTCCTTCCGAGTGGAAACGGTCGTTGCGCAAGTTCGCTTCGTGGTGCGAGGACCAGGTAAGACAGTACGGGCATATAGTGGATGCAGACTACCTTATGCGCCATGATACGTCCGTTGTTGGCGGAAGGAGCGTGGATGACCTTAGGTTCGTGCCCGATGTGGATATGGTGGATGGGACCGGGGCGAACGGGAGGCCTTCTGCCGCTCGCGTTTCACGGTGTGCGCTCATGCCGGGAAGCATCGTCACCGCGATACGTAACGCAGGGAACGAGATGGACAAGTCGGTGTCGTTGTGGCGGAACAGCTACTTCGTGAAGATGAGGCGTTTCGGGTACACGTTCAATACCTGCTGTGACGGTGCAAAGGCACGTGACGATGCGTTCACATGGTTCAAGGACATTACCATACAGTACATGGCTGACCTTATAGAGTATTACGGGATAAGACGTGATTCCATCGTGTGCAGGAAACTGGAGCACATCGCGGACGTGTACTCTTCCCTTGACGATATGGACGCACGCCCTGACATATCAACGGACGATTATGATCTGTATCCCGTTGTAATGTTCGGGAAGGTTGTGGACCGGGAGAAATCGGTAGAATCGGTAGAATCGGTAGAATCGGTAGAATCGGTAGAATCGGTAGAGAAAGGAGGGAAAGGAGGGAAAAATGACTGTCGCTGAATCTGCAAAGGCTTCTTATGAATACATCCTTGATTCCGTTATGGGAAAGCTGGCGGACAAGGGCGGTGGTCGCGGCTTCCGTAAAGCAAGGGATGAAGGCGAGTGGAAGCGTTCCATATCCGCTATGGTCGAGATGGATATAGCTGATGCATGCAGGGAGTGCAATTTCAGACGCCACAGGAGCGGTTCCATCATGGCTTTTGACGGTAAGATATTTGTTCCCATGATGAAGGAGGATCTGATGCGCCTGTGCATGGATTTGTGCCGGATAAACGGTCTTAGCGAACTGTACATGACCGACACGAGCGAGCGTTTCTATCGTACCATCGTAAAGAACGTGACGCATGAGATATTCAATCCCAAGCGTAACTTCATCACGTTTGACAACTGCGTCCTTGACACGGAAACGATGGAAACGTTCGATTTCTCGCCCATGATAGAATCGTGCATACGTATCAATATCAATTATGACCCGTTGGCACGCAGCCAGTTGTGGGAGAAGTTTTTGGACGATGTGATCCCGGTGAAGGACACACAGGATGCCTTGCAGGAGTTTGTGGGGTGTGCCTTTGTTGACAGGAAGAAGATCAAGATGGAGAAGATGTGTTATCTTCTCGGTTGTGGTAGTAACGGTAAGTCGGTGTTCTTTGACGCTGTTGTCAACGCGCTAGGGAAAGATAATGTTTCTTATATGGAGATGGCTGACCTGTCGGGTGACAAGTCTACGTGCGAGTACAATATAGCTATGATAAACGGCAAGCTACTCAACTACGCTTCCGAGATGGGTGGGAAGGATGTGAGCGGTGGCAAGTATAAGAAGTTCATATCCGGTGAGCCTACTATGGCACGCCTTCCGTTCGGTGAGCCTTTCCTTGCCGACATGATGCCGCCTTTCATGGCCAATCTTAACAAGATGCCTTCCGTTTCGGACCAGACTTACGGTCATTTCAGACGCTCCCTTGTCATTCCGTTCTATCGTGTGTTCAAGGAATCGGAGCAAGACAGGTCGCTTCCGTTGAAGCTGTCAAAGGAATCGGCAGCCATTATCAACTGGATAATAGAGGGTGCAAGACGGTTTGTTAAGAACAAGGGTGAGTTTACGAGAAGTTATACGATAGAATCCGTTACGGAGAACGCAAGACGTGATTCCAACAGTGTCCTGTCGTATCTTTACGATTCGGGGTATGATGCTGATGGGGGAATTGAACTTGAGGCTATCCGTGACCGTGACCTGTATGTGAAATACAGTGCATATTGTATTGACTGTGGTGTAAGACCTTACAGCAAGAGAAAGATGGTTGACATGATACGCCAGGAAGGCTATTCCGTCACTTCCGCGTGGGATGAAAATAGGAACAGAATGTTCCAGATTGTCCTAAGACGGAAGTATAATCCTGACGAATACCTTCTGCAACAGGCTGATGATATAATGAAGGAGGATTTGCCGTTTTAAAGTGATGTTTTTTTTATAATAAATAAATGTCTTTTAAATAAAAGTGTTTTATATTTGCTTTTATAATAAATAGTATATATATATGCATTGTATTTTAAAACACTTTTATTATGAAAACAGAAGTTGAAATGAAAAGGATTCTTTTTGGGCATGAGATTTCCCAAAAAAGCAAAAGTGAATTATTGTCTGCTACCGATTTGGTTAAAGCTGGTAATGCTTGGAGGGTTAGCAATGGGTTTCCTGAATTTAATTTTTACCAGTGGCGGCAAAGCAATAATACAAGGGAGTTTATTGTAGAGTTAGAAAAAAAATATGGCACTGCTATTATCAGCGGAAGGGGTAGAGGGCATCATACATGGGTTCATCCTTTTTTATTCTTGGATTTGGCGTTGGCGATAAATCCAAAGTTGAAAGTTGAAGTGTATGAATGGTTATTTGACAAACTTCTTGAATATCGTAATGATAGCGGTGATTCATTTAAAGAAATGACTGGTGCGCTGTATAATAATTGTTCCAATAAAAGCCAGTTCTCAAAAGCTATGTCATTATTGTGCACTATGATAAAAGAAGAATGTGGTATAACGACAGATTGGCAACACGCAACAGAAGAACAGTTGTTGTATAGAGATAAGATCCATGAATATATATCTCTTATGTGTGACATTTTTAAATGGAATAACAATGAAGCTGTCCGTGTTGGTTTGTTAAAAGCTAAAAAATGGAAGGAGATTAGGTTATCTGTTTAATATTGTTTAACTGTTATTGTTTTTACCATATTACTTTAATATGTATTTTTGCTGAAAAATTTTATTGTGTATGGATAATAAAGAGATTGTTTTATTTGATAGAAGTATTCGTGTTACTTCTGATTGGTATGTATGTGTGTCTGATGCCCAGTGTGCGATAAATGAAGCCCGTAACAGGGTTGGTTTGAAAAGGTATAATTTCAGCCAGTGGTTAAAGACGCTTTACGTAAGTGACATGGTTTCCAGTATTAATGAGAGCGGCAAGGATGCTTTTAAGGTTGAGTTTAACAATGATTCGGGTAAGATAGAGCAGTATTGTCATTTTGGTGTGTTTGTTAATATGATTTTGTCGGCAAGTCCTGTTAGTGGTGTGCTTGACAATGAGGATTGGTTTAATGATTACGTTTGTGATGTATATTCCATTGACGGTCATGTTTATGAACACGCCAAGATACTTGCCATAGGCGGTTTGTGGCGTTATACGACAAAGAATGCCAGGTTCAGTGATGATATCCGTATGATGGATGATATCATGTATTCCGTTCCCGATGGTGACAAGGATGCCGTGTATAGCCTGTTCTTTGATTTGCTAGGTACGTTTTATTACAATTGGGAGTTTGCGTTGCGTTATGCGAAGAAACTTCTTTTAGGGGATGTGGAGGAATGATTATGAAATGTTTTATTCGTTTTGTCATGTTTCTCATATACGTTGACATTTTATTTGTTCTTCTTGTGTTTATGGTTCCTGCCGAAATGGTGTACAGGTGGACGAGTGGTCGTAAGCCTGTAGGATATGTTTCATGCCTTTCTGATTTTCTAGGATATCCTAACGGTTATCGTTATACGTTGAGCGATTTCTTTAGGGATATGAAACAGGGATGGCATAATTTTAAGTAGTATGGGTTCTATTGATTATGAGTATATATTTGCCAATCTTGATACTGTGCTTGGGCTTCCTTTAAGGCGTAGGGGTAAGCGGTGGACGTTGCCTGCCCGGATAAATCTGGAGAGCCATAGCAGGAAAGACAAGCTGGTTTTCTATATGAACAAGTCGGGCAGTATTACCGTTACCGAGCAGGGCGGTGATTCTGTCAACCTGTTTGACTTTCTCGTGTCTTATCTTCCCGGTTGCAGTAGTGCTTCTGATGCTTTTAGGATTCTGTCAAGCCCGGAAGGTTGCAGGATGAGTTTGAAGGATTTTTACGAGAGGGAGTATGATTCGGGTAGACAGGAATCAAGGTTTGTTGATGTGAAGTATGTTGACAGGATTAGCGATGCCGGGCATTGGAAGGGTAATAACCTGTACGAGTACCTTTCAGGTGTTTTCGGTGTTGATTCCGTGAATGATGTGTTTTCAAGGTATAAGGTAGGATGTCTTGGAAGGGAATCCGCTGTGTTCTGGTATTCCGACAAGGATGGTAATGTGTGCCATGACAACAGGATAAGATATGGGGTGAACGGTCACAGGAAGAAGGAAACCCATGCTTTCAGGAAGTTTACTACGGGCGAGGGGTTTACCCATCGTGGTTATTTTAAGCCGTTTTTAGGGGATTATTGCAGCGATGCGATAACTTGTATGGTTGAATCGGAGAAAACCTCCATAATAGCTTCTATGGCTTTCGGTAACGGTTTTGTATGGATAGCTTGTGGCGGAATGAACCAGCTTGGAAATAAATTGCCAAAAAATGTTATTTTGTTCCCCGACTTTGATAATAAAGCTATATCTTTGTGGGGTGACAAAGGACGTGTGGCGAGATGGTGGGAATACCCTAGCCTGTCTTTTGGATTGAAGCATAACGATGATATCGGAGATGCTGTCATTAATAATTTGAATAGTATTAACGTTAAACAATTTAGAGAATGGATATTGAAGTAGGAATTGATTTTAAGGAAAATCTTCTTTCCTTGCGTAATTATATCTCTTTGGGATTTAGTTGTGATGATATTGATTTCAAGAACGCAGCTATTGCTTCCATTGATAGAATGATGGAAGAAGTATTGGATGAGCATGATGTGAATTTCTTTGACGCATTGCAGAATGTGATTGACAACCTTGATGAGATTAATACAGTGGATAATGTTCACGGTATTTGCTGTGAATTTTATCATGTGATGGATGAGAACGAGCGTGTAATGCACCGTGAGTTCTTTGAAAAACTGAAAAAATATCGCGAAGGCAAGATTGAACGTATTGTTCCTTTGAAGGAAAAAGACTGCATTGTCATGGGTAATAAGTATGTTGAATTAGGTAGCGGCAAAGAGTGTGTTGTTGACAGCATTATCCACATGCTTAGTGAGAATGACCGAATGATTAAAGATGCTGTTTTGTATGTAGACCATCTTGGTCAGCGCATAGCGTGCTCTATTGATGAGTTTAGGAAAAAGTTTGGGGTGAGGAAATAAGGCGTGTTATGGCTAATAAAGGAGAGATAAGGATTGACGGTAAGGTGATGGGAAAGGATTACGGCAGGTATTTCTATTCTCCACGTGGTAATATGTGGGCTGTCACCTTGTGTACGTATGACTGTGATGATGGTCGTATGTTTGAAAAAATAGAGTTGTATAGAACGAAGGATCAGGCTAGGGAGGCTGCATTCAGATTGAATACGGATGAAAGAAATGGGTAAGACAGATGCAAGTGTAATAAAACTACCTGAGGGGTATTCATTGAAGAAGATTGATGATTGTACTTACGAGTTGGTAAAGATTGACGATTTCAAGAAAGGAGATTTCCTGTTTGCTAAGAGCAGGACAGGACATGTCAAGGATTATGTATTTATCAACAATGGTGGTTTGAAAGCTAATTTCTTGTATGAGGACAAGAATACTCTTATCTGTAATTCAGAGTTTAACTTTTCTAACAACTATGATATATCAAAGGCTACTCTCGAACAGATTGCTGCCATGAGAAGGCTTTTGTCCGAAAATCATTTCACCATTGTTGATGGTGAAGTTGTTCCAATTACAGATCCTGTTGTCGGCTTTGTTATTGTAAATGATGTGATTTATCCTGCAAGCAAGATTTATAGAAGCAGGGAATGCGCTATGTATGATTTAAAGAGAAAAATAAAAAAAATGAATCAAGTAAAATTCGTAAAATTAAGACGGGATGCAGTTCTTCCCGAAAAAAAAACTGATGGTGCTGCCGGGTATGATTTGTATGTTCCTGACAACACGTTGATAAGAAAAGGTCGTAATCTGATTAAACTTGGTATAGCCATTCAGATGCCATCAAATATGAAGGCTATTATCAAGCCTCGAAGTGGATTTTCTCTGAAAGGTATTATTGGCGTTGACGGGAAGTATCATGACGCAGATGTGTTGGATGGTGTTATTGATTGTGATTATACTGGTTGTATCGGTGTTATAGTGAAGAGTTTTGAGAAAGAGCCTTTCTATATTGCTGCCAAGGAGCGAATTGCTCAGCTTCTTTTCAGTAATTATATTGAGGTTGAATTTGTTGAGGTTGAAAGCCTTGATTCAACGGATAGGGGTGATGGAGGTTTTGGTTCCACAAATAATTTAGGCAAATGAGAAAGAAATTTTTATTATTTTTAGCTATTTTTTCAATAGTATTATTGGGGTTGTGTAGCTGTTCTGATGATAAGGATGATGAATATAAGGATGCTATTATCGGTACATGGGAACTTGTTCAGGTAAAAGTGGATGGTAGATGGTATCCTATGATAAGACCTACTTACGCTAAGTTTAATCAGGATGGTACTTATGTAGGAAGGGGCTATTTTGGAAATGGTTACGGTACTTATGATATTTCTGGTAAAACCATTACATGTTATGTTGAGGGATATGAGTATGTAAGATACGAGATTGTTGAACTGATGTCCAATACATGTACGTTGAAGATGATGATGGGAGGTGACAGTATGGATATTAAATGTGAAAAACGATGAAAACAAAAAAGATAAACAAGATTTACGACAAGGGTTATGACAGTGTACTGAACAAGTATTTTATCTTAGCCATGTTTGTTGAGTTTGGTGAAACTAAGTATGACCGTATCTTCTTTTCTGATAAGAAGGATGCGGATAACATAAAGGTAGGTGATTTGTTATGATTGGAGTTACGTTGAACAGCAGGGTGAAAATTATAAACCGTGATAAATACATTTCACTTCACGGTGAAGATTCTGTAAGCAAGTCAAATGTGTTCGGAAAATTTGTCACTGTTAAATACTGTTTTGAGAATGGTGAAAAGTTTCTTTGTACGGATGACCAAGGTAAAGAGTATATTCTTTTCTCGGATTGTATTGCTTATGTTGATCATGTTAAGGAGAGAAGCATCCTTGATGAAGCAAAGGATATCCGTAGCAACAGCAGGCAGTCTGACTATGGTGATGCTGTAGCCAATTTTGAAAATATTTCCAAGATGGCTTCTTTGATTACTGGAAAGGAATTATCTCCTTATGACTGTGTTGCTGTACAGATAGCTGTAAAGCTATGCAGACAGGGATTCCATAAAAAGCGTGACAATATGGTTGACTTGGCTGGCTACGCTGATATAATGCAATTAATCGTAGATAAGGAGAATGTGAAAAATGGGGAAAAAGGCTGATAACGCTTTGGTTTTTAGGAGAGTTCTAGCGGCAAGCGGACTCTCCGATACTGATGTTAACAGGAAAAGCAGGAAGCATGATATTGTGATGAACCGTGCTCTTGTGTGCTGTGTCATGCGTGACATGGGTTTAAGTATATCTGAAATTTCTGATTTCCTATGTATTGACAGGAGTAGCATATACAATCTTTTTAAATATTCTTCTGAACTTGACGAGAGAGTAAGGGAGATAAAATCAAAGATAAAGGAGGAAAGGTAATGGGTTTGAATAAAGGATGGGGTAAACTTCCCCTTAGTAACAATCTTCTTGTTGACGATGAAAAACAGAAGAAGATTGATATAGCAAAGCATATTGATGATGCGAATGAGATGGAGTTATGGGCTGCGTCCGCTTATGTCATAGATACCAATCCTGTCTTGTTTTACAAGGCTACACACGTTGTTGACGAGGGTATGTCAGAGCGTTCTTTGCTTATGAAAGCCAAGCAATGGGTGAACTCTCCAAGGATAACACAGATTGTCAATTATGCCAAATCTTCCATGCTTGCTTCCGATTATGTGACACCATCCATGAGGCGTGTATTGGAAGGGGAGAATAAGGAAAAGACAAAGACTTTGATAAACAAGGATAACCTTGAATTTGAAGATGCGATAAGTCTTATAGAAAGTTTCCTAAAGCGTTCTGATATAGATACTGCTGATTTTAAGGATGTGAAAGGTGCACTTGATATGCTTGCAAAGTTCAAAGGTTGGCTTTCTGATGATGATGCTGGTGAAGATTTCTACGACAAGACCACCATAGCGTTTTTTCCATACGATTGCGACAAGTGTGTCCGTGCCAAGGCAGGGTTATGCAACAAGTGTGTATATCATCGTGAATCAACAGGCGATCTTAGTGATGATGAACGTAAATGGATAAAGGAAAACGATACATGGAAAGGATAGTCTATGTCTGTAAGGAAAACCACTAATTTGACGGTAAGGAATAAAGAAAGGGAAAGGCGTGTAAGGGAAATAGAGGAAGAGGGGGAATTTGATTATTACCATAAATTTACTCCTGTCCAGTTGTACAAGTACCTTTCGCCTCTATGTAGTATTGATGCGTTACGGGTATTACGTTTGTGTGTATTATCCGCACAGAGGGGAGATAATATAATAACGTTGAAGTTTATAAGGAGGCAACTGAAATATAAGCCTAGGCGTTCTGTTTTTGATTCATTGATAAATGCCGGATTGATAATAGAACCAGTTCCTAATGTTTTTTCCTGTACGGTGAAGGTGAACGAGTATTCTCATATATTGAGCATGATGCGTATTGATGATAATGCTCCCGATGTTGTAGATGTGGATGATTTAAATTGTTACAAAGTTGTAGCAGAGGATAATATTAGTTACCGTGTCGTTAGCAAACGGGGGAGTGTTATAAAGAGTTTCACTGACAAGAGTGAAGCAAGCAATTATCTTGACGAACTGTATTTCCCTAAAGGTGAAGATGGTGATGTAGAGGCATTGTCGAAAGAGGAAGAGGAAGAATTAACCATTTAGTTAACTATTTTTAGTATTGTTTTCTGTATTAGTTTATTTTTTAATATTACTTTTGTCGCATGAGATATTGCTATGATAAAGAACGGTATGATTATCTTGTCAACGAGATTTTTAAATGTGACAAGATACTTAAAGAGAACACCACTAACGGTAAGGAAGTTAGCTGGAAGGTTTTCTGGATAAGGGTGGACGCTCACAAAAGAAGGCTGTCTGCAATGAGAGAATTGGATCGGATTAAAGAAGAAAAATATAAAAAATAAAAAATGGATTTAGTATTAAATTGTAAAGTAAAGAAAGTAGGTCAGTTACAGACTGGTACAAGTAAGGCAGGTAATCCTTGGCAAAAGAGAAATCTTCTCGTTGAGGAAATTGGTTCTACATATACCAAAGAGGTGTATTTTTATGTAATGGGCAACCTGTGTGATCTTCAATTGAAAGAGGGTGATACTATTACTGCCCATCTTGAAATCAGAGCAAGAGAATACCAAGGTAAATATTACAATGAAGTTGGGTGCTTTAAGATAGATATGCCGCAACCAGCACAAGCACCATCACCTGCACCTGTTCAGCCTGAAATACGAGATGATTTGCCCTTTTAGTATTGCAATGCTATCCGAAATGTGTGGTTTTTGCTTGTATTGATCAAATTCTTGTTTTTGTTTGCGGATGGAGGTTTATCTTTTTTGCCATATTTGAGGTTTCCTCCATCCGATTTTATTTTGGCATTTATAACCAATTAAACACTAGATATATGAAAAAGTACATTGGAACAAAACAGATTGAAGCAGAACCTATGACAAGAGGTGATGCGTGGGGGAAACATCTTCTTAGAGAAAAACCGTCAACGGAAAATTTCGATGATGAGGGCTATCATGTCCGTTATGAAGATGAGTACGAAAGTTGGAGCCCGAAAGATGTGTTTGAAAAGGCATATAAGATTGCAGAAACACCAGTTGACCGTATGCAGATAGAAGCCGAAGAACTCAATGGAAGATATGTAAAGTTAGCCGCTTTCATAGATTCAGGAAAAATGGATGAAGTAGTTAATGATATATACAACAAGTGTTTACTGGAAATGCAGTGTTGTACAATGTTCGACTATATACGGCTTCTTGATACTCGCATACAGCGTATGCAAGGTTCTGATGGTGCAAAAGTAATAAAGATGAATTTTGGTATGGCTATTATGGCTCTCAAAGCAGGTTATCCAATTCGTAGAAGTGGTTGGGACGGTAAAGGTTTGATGGTATTCAAACAAGTGCCAGCTCATATCGAAAGCGACATTATCCCTAAGATGCAATCTCTTCCCCAATCGGCAAAAGACCTTATTCTGAAAGGTAAGGGATTTATTGACTATACAAGCCAGTGTCTTATCTACAATGAGAATACTGGACGCGCTGATTCATGGGTTCCGTCTATCAGTGATGTGTTTGCCGATGATTGGGAAATTGTTGATTAATACCTAATTTTATTTAAGGCTTAATTCACAATAATTATTATATTTGTACCATAAAAGATCCTTAAAACAATATTTGTCTTATGGACTGTTGCCTGGATCTTAATTCTTTTCATAATTTAAAAGGGGTAGGGGTGGTATAGTCCTTTTCATTTATGCTATAACCACCCCTTATTTACTAACGTATGAGAAAAAAAGAACTTATTAAAAAAATGAGAGAATATCAGTATTGGCGGAAAGGTGCTGATATCCCTATGATGCCACCATCCGAAGTAACTAGGATGATTGATTCCGCAATAACGGTTATAGAAAAGTCTGATACAAGCAAGGCAAATGCTGTGCTGTTAAAAAAAGAAGTGATAGACAAACTTCACATTACTGTCGGTGCTATGATTTTGGATGGGTATGACGAGTTGGATTCATGTGTAAAATATGTTAATGACTTAATACGTGAGTTAGATGAAGATTAATTTGTTTGTAAACGGAAATTTGGTGTGCGACCGAAGCGGAGCGAGGGAGCACAGGGGCAGTAGAAGTTATAACGCTATGTGGTGAGGAACTCCCTAGCGATTATGACATTTCTGATGCTGTTATAATTGATGGCGATATTCATTGTCGTAGTATCAGTTGTAATGGCATTGTTGTTTGTAAAGGTTCTTATACCGTTATAGAGGAAGGGGGTGATTATGGGTCACTCTAACGGTAAAATCACCGCTCCTGTCGGATTGGATAGTGATGTATATCCTACCTTAGGTATCGGTCCTACTAGTAACGGTTATGATTTAGGGTATGCTTGTCTTAGCGAAAAAATTAATATGTGGAGTTATATAAAACCCAAAGAAGCGTCTAGCCCTTCATTTGATAACGCTAGTTTACCTGGTATAGTTTACGATTCTGTAAATAAAAGATTGGTATATGATAAACCTAAGACTTGGTTTAGACTTACTGATTTCAATGGATACGATCATGGGGCTAAACCTCTTACAATAGATAAAGATATTCTAACTAATCCTGTAGATGCTACAAAAACAACGTTTGTACTTACAATTTCACCATATTGGGCTGATTCTAGGTATAATTGGGGTAAAATACTTGGGGGATTTACTTGGTCTAATATGAAGATAAAGGTGGAAGTATATAATCAATTAAAGAAGTTGGTGGATTCTGGAGTTTTCGTTGTAAGTAGTATTGATAGTACAGGAAAAATTTCAATTACCATTAATCGCAATAATCTCATATCTATGGGGATACCTATATTTATCTTAAGGGTTATTTTTGTGATTACAGTGGAAATGTATTATGCTTAATTCCTACTACATCTGACGGATTTATTCGTAAGCCGATAGTGGTTACACAAAGTCTTTCTATTACACTTGGAGATACAACAGCAAACGCTTCTGGATTCTCTGTTTACGGACAGTTGACAAATGGATCTACTTCTTCTACCTGCAGATTGAACATTACAAATAACACTTCTAGTGATTACGTTGCTTCATCCGGCAGACCATACGCTAGATATAGATGGAGAGCGAAAGATGGATCTTATACAGGTCAATGGTCAGGTAATATATTGATGCCTTCGTGCACAAATATTCCTAAATCATTTACACGTAATGATGTGGTTGATGCTGGAAATCCACCATCTTATGGTAATGTTACTCAATGGTATGTTGATTATCAAGTTATTATGCATTAAACACCGGATATAATATACACAAACAATGGGCATGGAACGGCAGCTTAGGTCTGTCTGTGTGTATTCTATATTGCTCGTCAATGCAGAACTGGCATGGGTTCTTAGATGTTACTGCTGTCCTCCATCCCTTGAAATTTGGAATGTTTTTCCATGAGTTGTAATTTGCTTCATTAAAAATACCTAGAATCATCTGCTGTTCTATAACATACAACTGGCTTATACCGTTTGTAGCATATCCTCTACCGTAGTGTTTCTGTTTGCTTGGTGGAATAAATGATACGTTATATGGTGATGATATGTTGTTCCATATCTTCTTTTGAACCTCGTCTGTTATTTTCTCTATATTGTTCGTTTTTGTGGACAGTAATGTATTGGCAAGATATACTTCAACAACAGCGCGGAATCTGTTTGTATTTGTGTTTATTCTCTGCTTTGTCGTTTCTCCACCGTATGTCCTTTCCATATATTCCTTAATGCCGTTGTCCGTCATTGAAATATACTCCCATCCAAGATCATCGTTTAGTTCTAGTGACAGTTTATTGCTTTCCAGTACATATTGGTATATGTCGTTATATATATCCTCACGGAACTTTTTGGTCAGTTCTAGCACTTTTTCTTTTTGGCTATCCGGGAGTTTTGATATTGACTTGAACGATTTAGCTCCTGCCAAAAGGAATACGGCTAGAAGGTCTTTAGAGAACTTCTCCGCACGCTCTCTGGTTGACGATTTTATACCGTTTGCAAGTCTTTTTGCTTGGAAGTAATAGTCTGCAATCTTAGATATTTCTTCTTTGTTGATCATTGGCTTCTACTCTTTCTGTTATTCCGTTTGCTACCATATTTATCATAAAACTCTTGAAATCACTTTGGCTGTAAACCTTTTGTCCGATTGATGCTAGAGTTTGAAAGATGACAATTTGATTCTCATACAAAACCTTTTGGTTCTGTATGATAGCGTCAAGTTTCGATAATATTTCTCTTTCATTGTCCATAGTGCAAAGGTATGTATTAGACTTCAATTTACCATACAAATTGTTTTATTTCATTGGGTGTTATTGTATATTTATATGTAATGTAATAAAAAAGGCAACAGTAAAGATTCACATCTGCCTGCTGCCAAAGTAAAAACATCGTAATGGTTCATTTACATAGTGCAAAGTAACAGAAATATATTTTACATATATATAACCAAACTGAATTTTTAATTAATGTTAACATATTAGTTTGCGTTTGCACATAAAAAAAAGCAAGAAAAAGGGTCCAATCTATTTCTTGCTTATTAATTTAGTTTTTTTATATGAATTTTAATTATTTAAGCCATATCTATTAACGGATGTATTATGATAAGACAAAGGTAAATATAATGTTTTATATTTCCAACTGTTTTATGCGACAAAAATTGGGTTTTCAACTTTAATTTAGATTTATATAATATTGTTTCATTAGGTCCAATTTTATTTCTTTTTGGCATTTCTTAAACTCTGGTATATTCCCTCTTGTTTCTCTCCAAGGATCTTCTCTTTTTACCAATAATTCAAGGTGTCTATCAGTACATTTATTGTATATTCCAACAACTTCGTTCAGTAATTGTTCTGTTTTACTTTTCAGTTTAATGTTCTCACAATCTTTTACTTTTATGTTTTGGAAAAAATCTATGTTATTAAATCTGTTGAATTGGGATGGTACAACAGGGCCGTGCGCCCATGCTTCAATTCTTTCATCAAATAAAACCTCATTGAAAATTGTATAATGCCACGCTTGGCAATAATATAGCAATTTTTGTAATTTTGAATGTGTTATATTGCCATGTGTTTGATGTATTATCCAATCTGCTATTTGTCTTGATTTATACATTTTTGTATATGCTTTATAAAATGTTTTATTATGTGTGCAAATGTACGTGTTTATTTTGTAACTTTGTAAAACTAAATACATTTTAACTATGGAACTATTGGTAGAAAGAAAATGGTGTAAGCCTGATTATACTATAGGGCGTTTGTATATTGATGGTGAGTTTTTCAGTAATACGCTTGAAGATCGGATCGTTGACGTGAATAAGAACGGAGTGTTTGATGGAAACGAGAAGAAGGTTTATGCTGAATCTGCTATTCCTTATGGAAGATACCAGGTTATATACAACTGGTCCCCAAAATTCGGACGTAATATGCCAAGACTGTTGAATGTTCCTCATTTTGAGGGTATTCTTTTTCACTCTGGGAATACAGCAAAGGATTCTGCCGGGTGTATCCTTGTTGGTAACAATACATCAAAAGGCAGACTTACCGAATCACGCTATACTTCTGACAAATTGAACAAGTTGATTGACGATGCGATAAAGCGTGGCGAACAGGTTTGGGTTACGATAAAGTAGTGTGTCGTCTCATCAACCATGTGTTGAAGGAGTTACGGGAGCGATGTTTTTGTCGCTCCTTGCTTTTATAAAATGGAGATATGAAAGAATTAACCAGTTTAGATTACTGTAAATTGATAGCGTGGCTTATATATCATAAGTATAATGTCATTTTGAATAAAATCCAGATGCAAAATATTTTATTCATATGCTATGAACAATATTTAGTTAGTCATAATTCCCCATTGTTTAATGATGATGTTCCTAAAGAATGTCTTTTTGGTCATGTTTTCCCTAGATCTTATAAAAGATATTCATATAGAGTTATAGAAGAACTAACTGTATCAGAAAAAGAACGTTTTTTGAAAGATAAAGATACGCTTAGAATGATTACAAGAGTAGTTGAGTATTATCATGATTGTTTTTTCCCGTTGTTAATTCCTTCTGAAAAAGAAAATATGCTAGGGAAACTTTCTAATTTCTTCTGTAAATTGAACAAAGAGGGTTGGGATGGTTGCAATACTTTTCCCATAGAACGAGATTCATACTTAAATGCCCGTAAAATAGTAATAAATACTCCTGATTCAATCCTTCGGTTGTGGAATGTGTTTCCATCACCTAACGGCACTATTTCCTTTGAGTTCAAAGAACGAAAGATTGCGACAATGAGTGTCGGAAACAAAGACTTCTCGTATGTTGCCATGAAAGAATCAGGGGATTGTATAATGGAACATAGGGATTTTAATATAGATAAAGCGGTTGATGCTCTCATTGTTATGAGCAACCTATTTGGCTATTTTACTTAGACTTTTAATGTTGTACAATTATTTCGTTTCATTTCCATACTTAGCGCAAAAATACACCTGTATTACTTTTTCGTCTATGTATTGATAAACTGTGGTTACATCCCACGGCCCATTTTCAATATGTGTTCTTTTGTTTAATACAAACGGGTTCACTTTCGCTAATGGGATAAATTTGTCTAAGAAGTCACATAGTTCTTTATCTCTTTCTAGGTTTACAAGTTCGTCATTAGTTTCTCCCGAAATGGATGTTATGGAACCTGCTCCATACTTTTTGAAACAATCATACGTGTTTCTTTCTACTGGACCCCATTGCCATGCCAAAAATGGATCTTTAATCAATGGTTCATGCCTTATCGCATAAGAAAATCCATGAGCAAAGTAAATCATGTTCAGAATAGACATATTTGTCACAGGTATGTTTTGCTCTATGCACTTTTTTACGAAATAATCTGCAATAGATAATCCTTTGTATTTTTGGTGGTATTCCATAGTTTTTTTCCCAAATTAAATGCTATATGTTTTGACACAATTAATACCATAACGATTTGTAATGGTGTCCATTTGCTCCTTAATATCTTTTTAATTATGGCGAAATCGCCATAATTAAAAATAGGTAGGTATTAGGCAAGGGTATTACTTCCGTAACACCCTTGTTTTTCACATTAATCCAAGCGCCATTCCTACTGCTCCCCAGAATACATCTCTCCATTCGGGCACTCCTTGTCTAAGCCACTTATCGTAGACGATTTCTTTTCCCACAAGAATGAACAAGGTTAGTGCTATTGCTGTCCATATGGAGAAAAACCATTGCGCCATGCTTACTACAAGTATTCCTGCAATGAGGTGCTCCATTCCGTCAACTCTCAAATTGTTAAGGCATATATAGTCTAATGCCCTTCTTATTTTTCTTAGTAAGTTCGTAAATTTTCCCATAGTTTAGCTGTTATCGTTGTTTTCGTTGTTTTCATTGTTTTCTTCTATTACTACCCTAGCTTCCATATCGTTTAATCTTCTGTCTTGTTTGTCCATTCTATCATCTTCATTATTTGCAGCGAAATCGCATTCCTCTCTTGCTGTCTGCAATGATATTATTCGGGCGTTTACAAGCTGAACGATTGTGTTGTTCCATTCAGAGAAATCTATGTACGAGTATGGCTCTATGGTAGCGTTTATTCTTAGAGCGTTATAACCTGTTGCGTCACCTTCCATTACTCCTACATAGTATTTGAATATATTGGCCATGTCATTTATGGCTGTATTCATCATTTGTGCATCACTTCTCGCCCATTCCATTTCCGGCTCGTAATACATTGCCGTTGTTCCAGTAGGTCTGTCACCTGATGATGATTGCATTGGCGGAACAACACCGCTTCCGTCAAGTATCCCGTTGTATATGTTATCTATTTCGGTGAAAAGTGAGTTTGAAGCGTCCATTTTACCCATGAATTGTGCATCATCTTCTGCTCCTACACGTAAAATGGAAGTTCCTCCCAATCCGTTTCTTTGAATGTTTATTCTTCCGTTTGTCTTGATAAGTAGCATTTGGAATGCCTGTCGTGTGTTGTATTCTCCTATCATGGACATTAAGAACTCGAAATCGTCTATCAAGTCCTGTACTGCCCCCCAAAATGGAAGTTCAAGCCGTAGATATACTACAGGTATAAATCCCAGGTTATGGAATTGATGCAGTTGTATGATATTTCCGTTTTCGTCAATATCCGTTGCTATATCTCCGTTGGAATCAAGCGTGTAAAACTCATCTTTAGTCCATACATCGACAAGTGTGTCTGTATGCTCTTCTCCATCAGCTGAGATATATGTGGTTGTATATTCCCTTGCGAAAGCTATTCTTTCCCCTCTTCTGTTTTTATGTTCATACAGTATATCTCCTTTTGAGTAGCTGAAAGACCTGTGTTTTATCTCGTCCTTATCCTTATATATATATATGGCAGCATCTCCTACCTTTCCGGCTTCGCTTATAAGTTCAAACTTGGCTGTTTCCATGAGAGAATCAGTCCAGTATTCCTTGTATGTTGTCAGCTTATCCCTGTTCTGCTGGTTTGACGCGCTTTTCTTTATCTGAAATTTAAGAGGATTGGTACACAGGTGTGATACCCTTTTCTTGTGTATCATCCTTTGAAGAGGAAATGCTCGTCTTTGCAGTACGTAGGGAGTTGATGTCGATTTCTTTTTTCTTTTCTGAGCACCTACATTCGCGCTTTCATCATCCGATGATGTGGCATCCTCGTCTGACGGGATACTGTCTTTCCAGTCGGGTCTGTTGTGTATATAATGCCCTGATGTATCCCATTGCGCTAGGAAATCATCTTGTGACATATATTTGTATATCAAAGTGGAGCGTCTTGGTTTTTTCTTTGTTCCTCCACCTCTTCCATCGTCACATCTTGACGGAAGTGCCACTTTGAACGGTTCTTTTCGTAATAAAACGTCTAATTTTAAAATTTCCATAGGTAATTATAAATATTTTAATTCATCCATTATATCGTTAGGTATGTCAATCATTACATCGCATATATCAAAATATGTCCTGTATAAAAATGTTCCTTCTATCAAGTCGGGTGAGCATCCTACAATCTTTTTTGCTTCCTGCTTTTTCAGAAGTCTTAGTTTCCCGTTTTCCCTTTCCACGTCACGTCTTATTGCTCTTCTCTGGTCCATCAACGCTTCCCGTATTGTTTTGTTTACATACGGTTTGTCGAGAAGTTCCGGGTTTATGCTGAATCCGCAATATCCTAAGTTTGTTCCTTTTATACGTGTTACCATTTCATCTGCAAGCTGTGCCCTTAGATCGAAATAGAATCTTACAGGTTGATCATCCTTGCTTTTGTCTAGTCTTTTCGGAACACCTCTAAGTATTGCCAGGCTTTCGGGAAATGCGTCACGGAATGTCGGTGCTCCAAGACCGTCAAATGCCAGTCTGTTTTCACCGATTCCCCATTTCCGTAGATTGTTTCTTACCCATAGGTTCAAATCCCTAGGCTTTAATGTGTTTGACCATTCTAGGTCTTGTAAGTGGTGTCCTATGAAGTGCCCCATTACACAAACGTCACCAAGACCGTATGCTATATCCAGTGTAGCACATTCAAAATAATCGTCAAACACAGGCTGAGATGAGAACATTTCCTCCATTTCGTCACGGGTTATCCACTCGTTTCCCCCTTTTATCAGCTTCCATGAACCTAATGCGTTTATGGATACTTCCTGTGCTGTTCCTCCAAGGTTTTTCTGATAGTCGGGATTGGAAGCCATAAGTATCTTGTTATCTTCCAGCCCAGAAGCTATAAAGGTTATGCTCTTGATGTATCTTTTACAGTTTGTTTCGTCAATTTTGGTATTTTTACCGAATCTTGCGATGATATAATCTTTTGCCTGAGCAAATACTTCTTGTGGGCTGTCACCCCATGCTGTTTCATGTATAGTATCTCCATATTGAAAGAAATATCTTACCTTTCCCGATCTTTCTGGAATTGCTATTCCGTCATCGTCCACCCACCATGATACCAGTGCTCTCCAGAAATCGCTGTACGGGTTTGGATTGCACGCACCTGTAAGACCTGTTCTTAGTCCTGATGATGAACGCAATACCGTTTGAAGGTAGTTTATGATAGGTTCCGTTGCCTGTGAGCACTCGTCTATCGCCACCTTCACAACGTTACCACCCTGTTGTCTGTCCTTAAATTCATTTATGCCTTTTTCTCCCGACAGGCAGGCATCACCGAAATAATCGTACCGTATTTCACCTCCTGCGTCAAGTCTTGAAAGGCGTTTTGAATCAATATACTCACCATAAGGTTCAACCATCTTTGAAACCACTTTAAGAATACCGTCCGCTTTTTCTGCGGATGTCTTGTCCTTACGGAAAACAAGTGCGGAAAATGACGGATGGTTGCATGAACTCAGTATATCCATTCCAAGGCATACGGATTTTCCTCCCCCACGATTCCCGTGAAGTATCTTTATCCCTGCCCTGTTCCTTAGAAATGCCTCCTGTGAACCTTTCTGTGGGGCAAGCATATTTACCTTGTATCCCTTGCTTCTTCTGTCCTCTATATATCTTTGGACGAAATCAAGGCTTTTATATGGTATGATTCCCCTTTTGCCATATCGTTTCAGCGATTTGACAACATCCTTAGTCTTTAATCCTCGGTATTTTAAGTCAATTTCTTCCATCTTTCTGTATGTATTTTGCAAATATAATGTTTTTTTAAATATTTTTTTGCTTATACACATTTTTTAACTACATTTGCATCGGTAAGAGGTACTTACTGTGCGCAAAGGTCTTGTGCATGAATCACATAAAAAAAATAAATAGTATATGGATGAAAATGTAAAAGTCATTTTTGAAGGTATCAAGAATGCGTTGGGAGAAAGTAGCTCCGTTATTACAGATCGTACAATCGAACAGACAATTAATGAGTTCTCAGCGTTCGCACCGCAGGAAAATGCGGAAAAGTTCTGGAATGAAAGTGTTGTGAATCATTTAAAGAACACTGTGGCAGGTCAGGTAAGAGCGTTTGCGTCTGATAAGCGCAAAGAGTGGGATACAATCAAGGAACAGGAGATATCCAACTTGAAAAAGGAATGGGAAAAATCACATTCTGCACCACAACCTACACCAGCACCGCAACCGCAACCACAACCTACACCGACACCAGCACCCGAACCGAAACCGTTTGAGTTGCCCGATGATGTCAAGGCTAAACTTGAAGAGTTTGAAAAGTTCAAGAAAGATTTTGAAGCTAAAGAGCAGGAGGAAAAGCAGAAGCAGATTGTAACTGAAAAGCGCAAGAAGCTGTCTGATTTGATTAAACGCCCGGAAGCGGGTATGCCTAACGAGTTGTTGCGCAACATCATTTTTGAGAACATTCAGATTTCGCCCGAAGAGGAAGATACAAGCATTCTTCTGAAAATACAGGGAAAGTACAATGAAACGTGTACTAAATACACAAAGGATGGCATTAATCCTTTTATCTCTGACAAGGGTGGTTCTAGCGATGTAAAGTCATTCATAGATAGAAAGAGAGAAGAAGATAAGGCTAACAAGGAAAACAACATTGTCAGCCGATATTACAGTAAAATTAACAAATAGTTTTTTTAATTATGAAAGCAGGAGTTCTTGCAACAAGTTATAGTAAGATTGGTGGCGCAAGACATATCTTTTCTAATGATACGTCTTTGCACGTACTGTTGGTAGGATGTAACGTTCCAGTAGAACGTATGCCTACAGTTGGGAACAAACTTCCGGCTGGTACCATGATTAAATGTGATTCCTCAAATCAGAATGGCGGTGACATTCACTATTCATTCAGAATGTACGAGAAATCGGATTCTGGTGCTACGGTAAAAGTTGAAAAAATCATGGGTAATACAGTTGCCAAGGTTGGCATGGTTGTCGGTAAAGCACCTACTACTGCCGCAGGTACTACAACTGGTTATACCATTAACGCTATTGATTCGTCTCATGACGAATATGACATCCTTACATTGTCTGGGAATGCAGATAAATTGGAATTGACCGATATTTTGGTTGAAGTTACAAAGGCTGGTATTGACGCAAAATTCAAGGTTATTCCTAATGCTATCCTGCCTTATGATGTTGACACCATTCCCGGTGCCACTCTCTATCCTTTCAACGGTGCATGGATGGTGACAAGTGAGATTTTGGAAAAACGCATTCCGCCCGTAGCTTCGGCAATCAAAAAGGCGATGAAGGATGATGAATCATATCCTTGCGTTTTCCGTTACACATTGTATAACTAATTAAATTTTTTCGTTTTATGCAAAGATCGACATTTAGTTTCTATGATTGGCATTTCTCTGGGGAGATGCAGGAACTTATGGATTATGCCAATCAGAAATTTGATAACGAAAACTGGAGAAGCTACGGAGATTGGGATGTTCCTCAGATGAGTAAATCATGGAATGTCATGGTTGACGAATACACACAGGCTACCCGTCCTGTAATGCTGGCTCCTTTGGCTGAAAAGCCTATTATGGACACTACGGGATTTGAATGGTATTCGGGCCGTATTCCGAAGATGGGTCACGCCATTCAGTTTATGGAAACCGATATTCAGGAGTTCTATGAACTTGACATTCCGCAAGGTGCATTGCTTGACAAGATCCGTGAGAAGTGGTTCACAAAGATGGAAGCGTGTATCCAAGGCTTCCATACCGAGTTGAACTGTATGACTTATCAGGCTCTTTCTACAGGTATGCTTGACTATACAGCCAGTGGCACTAACTCAATTCCTGTTCAGATCGACTATCGTGTTCCTGCAAAACATAAGTTGAAAGCGTTAAAACAGAAATGGTTTAGCAATACAGACTGGACACCGAACGAAAATGCAGATCCTATTAAAGACCTTCAAAGAATGTGCAAGATTGCCGATAATGACGGTATACCATACGATCATTTTGAAATGTCAAAGGATTTGTATGATAATTTCTTGATGCACCCGAAAGTGACAGCAGCAGTACAGGCACGTCTTGTTCCTGCCGCAGCATCTACTACAATCTATCCTATGAACAATCAGGAAATTGTTGATGTGCTGATGAAGGTGTTCTCTATTCCTGTGATTATCCCTATTGAGGAAAAATCAAAATGGAACAAACTTGGCGTGATTGAGGAAGCCAAACCGTCTTTTGAAAAGAACACCGTTGTTCTTGTTCAGAGCGGTCAGTTCTTCCGTATCAAGAACTCACCGTCAATGTATTTGCAGGATACCAACCCGGCTGTACGTATTTCCTCTTTGGAAGGCGGACGTATCGCATTCTTGCATCAGTATTCTTCTGAACCGTATGCAGAAAAGAGTTCAGGTGAATTGTGGGCGTGTCCTGTGATGAAGAATCCTAACAACCTTATCATTATGAAGGTTGACGAACTGTCAAATACAGGATTGTAAAAAGTTGAACCATGAAGGTCATTATTGATATAAATGGCGAAGGCACAGCAAAAGGCGCAGGGGAGTATTTCATTGGAGATACTCTCACGCTCCAAGCTATTCCCGAAGAAAGTGTGGAGTTCGGATATTGGCTTATTGCTGACAATGAAACATTGAAGCCGGAAGATAGGCTGAAAGTTTCAGATAATCCGTACACTATTCAGGTTACACCTCAGATAACAGCAAAGGGTAACATGAAGGTGGAAGCATATTTTTATATGTCTATGCGTGAATATCTGAAAGCACAGATTGACTATGAGTTGAAAAACACATCGTATATCAGTGTTGCCCAGAAATGGGGATTCCGTTTGTCTGATGATAGCCGTGAAACGTCTGAGATGAAGAAGGATCTGGCTTATGCTGATTTGTTGCTCATTGTTTGTACTGCCCCTTCAACGATACAGGGAAAGACAAAGAAAGCCGGAAACTGGTCAATTACCGACACAAGCAAGACTATTTCTATCAATGACAAGAAAAGATTGGAGCAACGCGCAAAGGATTTATACGCCAAATGGGGTTTGAATTTGGATGTTGGAACAGATGTTGAAATAACTAGATTAAGATGGTAGTATGGGAAAGAGTATTTTAGGTGAGGATATGTTTCCTGATATGGTGAGAATTTATCAGAACAAGAACAGTTCGGATAAATATCAGACTACCCCATATTGGGAGATGATATACGAAGGAAGGGCAAATATACAGGAAAAGGATACAGGTTCGGAAACGAATGATGTTGACAAATCAGAATATGCCGCCTACCTAGAAGATAACGATGTAACCATACCTTCCGGGTGTCTGTTGGATTGGCAGAATTTCAACCATCCGTTTTCGGACAACAGCAATAGTTGGCGTGAGATAAAGAAACCTCCATTTAACAATATGGAATTTGGTACGGTGATATACTTTAACCAAATAGAAAACTAGAATACTATGACAATCAATTGGACGGAAATAATACTTGCTTTGTTGGGTACAAATGGCATAACCCTTCTAACTTCAATGTTAATGTTTAAGCAGAAGAAGGAAAAGATGGAAACTGAAATTGATTCTTCTACCTTGGACAATCTTGAAAAGGGGTTTGCTATTCAGGGTGCTCAGTTGAAGAAGGCGCAAGAGGAAATTTTGAGTTATCAGCAATCTCTCCACGGTGCTTATCAGAAGATACAGGAGCTTTACAATGAACTGAATGATATTAAAACAGAACTGAAATGCGCTAAAGATGATCGAGATTTGCTAAAAAAGCAGATTGAGAAACTGAGTAAACCAGTAACAAGAAAAACAAGTACAAAAAATGCAGGCAAATAACAACGATAAAGTATTGAAAGAGTTTGGTAGTAATGTCCAGCTTGCCTTGGATGCTTCTATCATGCAGTTCATGGAAGATATCGCCACGAATATCATGGATGATATAAAAGACTTGGAGGGCTTTACCAACCAAACTTTCAATCTTGAAGATAGTTATGGATGTGGCATTTACAAAGATGGGGTCCTAAAGAAGATTGTGTGGGCAAATGCAACGAAAGTTGCAAATGAGCCTAGGAAACGTAACAATGTCGAGTATTGGGGGCGTGAACTTGCCGAAGATTTCTTCAACAGTTATAAATCCGATGGTTCTGAAAAATATGAACTGGTTGTCGCTGCTGTCATGTATTATGCCAAGTATGTTGAGAACTATCACCTGTTGAACGTTCTTTCAGATTCTTGGATTAAGACAAAGACAGATTTAAAAGGGGGTAAATATACTGTGGTTTTTAAGAAAATTGCAGCTAATATGTTAAACAAATATTTTAAGTGAAGTTATGGGCTACTTTAATCCTTCAACAATAAATACCACCTTGTACAATATTGTATTGGACAAGAAGATTGCTGACGATGTATATAAGGTGCAGCGTCCTGCAAGTGTTGATGATAAGGTAACTAGTTTTATTGTCGTAAACAACAATACAAGAATTGTCAGCAATACCGAGAGCGGCCCCTACGGTCACTTCGGGAAAGGCGAAACAATGGCTACGGTTACTCTGTTTGTAAGGGCATTGCCCGGGAACGTATATCCGTCTGTCATGGATGCGTTGAGTGAGAAAATGGTAGAACTGTTCCCGCAAAAGACTGTGCAGCTTCATTTCGAGATATTTAATGTTTTACCACCAATGTTTGACGGGGTTGGGTTCTATTATATGTCCGTCCTGTTGAATGTTGATATTTCAAAGGATTAGCTGCATGAAAAACGTGAGAAAAAACAGTGGAGGCGCATCGGTAGATACGCTCTCAACAATTAACAATAACTTTTTAAATACAGAAAATAGAATGGCACGAGTAAATTTAGACACCAGCCCTGCTTACTTGAACGGGCAGTCGGCTGCTTTGACATTTGATGCGATTGAGATTACCGATGAAACTCAATATTCAAGTTTTAAGAAACCGAAGATTCTTCCCAATATTGAATCTGGTACTACGGAATCCGCTGGTACTGACGCTGACACTTCTGAAACAAAGAACGAGCAGGGTGCTACCGTATTCCAGAATATCACACCGGGTACTATGGCATTTACCTTTACAGGTATGTCCACTTCAAAAGCCGCTTTCGCTTTCTTTACGCAAGGAAATGAAGCAGAGGCTGAGTTGGAATTAAATAGTTTAACTGATACTGTTGAAGCTTTCGGTAAGGGAACTTCTCAGAAACTGAAAGCGTTTGGTGCAAGCTCATTCAAGCAGTTTGTACGTCCTATCGGTATTATCAACGGTACTGGTGACCGTATGATCTTCTTCCCGAAGGCATCATGGGCTGTCAGCTTCACAGGTGCTCCAAGTAACGCTGGATATCTTGGATTCTCCGTTACTGTGACAGCATTGGAAGTTAACACTCAGTATTTGAAAACCATGATGGTTCTCGAACTTGACAATTCGGGAGTGAGTGCTTGATGTAGACGGGTGATGAATTATTAGCCGGGCGTTTTCGTCCGGCTTTTATTGTTTTTTAACTGATTGTGTTTGATTTTTGTTAACCTTTGTTGTATTTTTGCTGTAAAAAATAACACCATGACAGATAAAGAATTGTCTGATAAATTAAAGCTAAAAGCTATAAGCCTTGGACTGTGTAAGGAATGGACAAATGGATGGGGAAACCCGGACAAATATGAATTATGCGAGAAATATATCAGAGGCATTGACTTCTGCCTGTTAAACAGGTTCCCGTCAAATGAAATAATCAAGAAGGAGTTTGCTGGTGTTAGGGAGAAGTTTAATATCTTTGTTGATGATACCAATCTTTTCATAAGCAATCCTAAATGGTCTATTTTTAATGGTTCGTGTGATTGTGTTGTCACATTCAACGATTTCGGTATAGGAGAAATGTATGTCAAGGATAACAGCTGTGTAAGCCTTGTTGCGCTTGATAACAGCATAGTTCATGTTTCTTTGATTGACGATGCCAAACTTGATATTGTATCGTCTAAATATACAAGGGTATTCGTTTATACAAATACTCCAAAGAACATATCAAAGGTAGATGTGAAAGGAAAATTAATGATTAAACCGTTCAAGTTAGTTTAAAAATGGGAATATTCAACTGGAAACAACCTGACTTAGATGATCAGATAAAGATGCAGAAGTTTGCCACTCATAAATACAAAGAGGTTATGGTTGGCAATAAGAAATTCAAGGTGCGTGGTCTTAGACTGGGTGCATACGATTATATTGTAGACAAGCTGTTGATACGTGACATTATCAATCCCGATACAGCGAAAAAGGAAATGATTGCAATTATGAAAAATGACGCATCTATTCCGTACAAAGTTGCAGCGGCAGGAGTATTGAATAACTATTGGTTTTTTGAGATAATTCCTTTTGCAAGACGTATATACGCTTGGTGGTTAAGCAGGCACTATGACCATAAGGAACTAACTCCGTTGATAGAAGCCATCGTGGAGGGGGCTAATGTAAGTGATTTTTTTACAAATACAATCCGTTTAGCGTTCTTGATAGATACGACAGCGACATTAAGCAAGAAGGATGCCATGAAATTATCTCTCGATGCAAAATCGGCTCACGAGGATCTATCCAAAAAGATTTCCCCCAATTCAGAGGAGATTTAAGGCTATTCGGAGGATTGATGGTAATCAAGGACTGGGCTTTGCTATGGAAATATTCATGGAGTTATATACAGGCAGTAATAATGGACCAGCCTAAACTTGATTATCATTTTGAAGAGAAAGTTAAGTTGTACAAGGCTTCTCTTACAGAAGATTTATATGAGGAAGCTAACAAGGATGCAAGTGGCTTTATATATAGATTCAAAGAATCTAAACCTAAAGAAGAGCATCCCGATATATTACTAAAAGACATTTTGCGATGATAACAAAATACGATCCTAAAATATATCCCCTTAAACTGTATGTTGCAGTGGGGGGGATGATCAATGGGGAAAAATATATAGAAAATTCACCAAACTTAATCATGACCCGATAGATACATCCAAAGATGAAATTAAGAGATGTAATGGCATGACTATTTTTGTAAGGGAAAAAAGTACAAACCATTTAGGTGTACTTATTTGGTTATCCAACGATGGTATAGGGGTGAGAACTGTTGCTCATGAATCTATCCATTATGCTTGTAATGTATTTGGGTATTGTGATATTTCTATGGGATATGAAAATGGGCAGGATGAGCACTTTGCATACCTTTTAGGTTGGTGTGTTGAGTGTGTAATGGATAGTGTTGCGAAATATTTAAAAAAAAAATAAACATGAAAATTAATTTGTTTGTAAACGGAAATTTGGTGTGCGACCGAAGCGGAGCGAGGGAGCACAGAGGGGCTTTAGCCCGACAGGGGGGCTTTAGCCCGACAGAGGGGCTTTATGAGATAATAGCCTTAGATGGTAGTGATATACCAGAAGAGTTTGATTTGTCACAAGCTATCATTATTGATGGTGATGTACGTGTGACGGGTAGTTTGGCTTTAGGCGGCAATATCGTCTGCAATAAATTTGTGGAGGTGTAGTCTATGGGTCACTCTAACGGTAAAATTACTGCACCTGTCGGATTGGATAGTGATGTATATCCTACTCTAGGTATCGATCCTACTAGTGATGGTTATGATTTAGGGTATGCTTGTGCAAACACCCACGGGAAAATAAATAAATGGAGTAAGAAAAAGCCTGTAAGATATGCTGATGTGGCTATAAACTCAAAATTAGATACTTGGTGGAAAAGTGATAATAATGCTAATTGCGGGTTGAACGTAAATGTCAATGGGGATGTATTGTCTAGTTACAAAAATAATACATCTTATGAATATGAGCCTCCAAGAGGTGGAAATAGCGAACCATTTAGGATATTGGATTTTGATGGGTATTATCATAATGCGGAAACGTTTTTAAGGACGTGCGTAATTAAAGATAATGTTGTTACAGTAAATTATCAAGCTCAGACGGTATATTTATATCAAGTACGTTATACGAAAGTTTCAGACAATAGTATAGTCCTTAGTGATTTGGATTATGCGTTAAGCCATACAGTTTCTAAACTTAAATTAGCTGTTGATTTGTATTATCAAAATCCGCTTACTACTGTGCCTGTTCCTGCTGTTATAAGAACTATTTTGGCTAGTACGCCTATTGAAAACGGAGGAATGGGTGCTCAAATAGAATTTAGATTTTCTGAATCTGATATTGGGAGAAATATTTATGCACTTTTTTACCTACGAGATGAATCATATCCTATGAGCGTTCCTATTCCTTGGGATAATGATAATTATCCTGTTATGATATTTAGAATAGTAAATGAACCTTTAATATCTGCTCTTCTTAACGGTATTGCATATTATGGTCAAATGAATTGGCATGATCTTACTGCTGGCATAAATCCTAGTAACCCGTTTGATATCTATACTAAATATTCAAATATTTTATTTAAGTTTACGGTTACTAATAAAAGAGAGGGGAATACTAACATAACCAAACAATATAGATTTCGTATAGAAGTTAACGGTACTCTTAATTCAGGTGGAAGCGGTTCTGTATCTAGATATTATAATGCTGAGTTTGTTACAGGAATAGACATGAATCCTATGGCATCAGACATAATACTTTCTGGTAAAGAAACTAAGACTGTTTATGTAACCGTTGGATCTGCCTTTGAAGGTTTTGCTACAAGTACATCCAAAATGGTGCGCATTAACCTACAAGCACAACAATCTGGGCAAAATCAATGGACAAATTTAAGCATGAGAGCTATATTTATAAAATCTGGCGATATGTAGAAACAGAAATTGTTAGGTATTTATATAATTGTATAATTAATTGTATATAATTATCTATCGTGTATAAGCTACAGACGGGTATTACCATAACATTACCGATCCTGTGATTCTTCGGATGAAAAAGGATAGTGGTCCAGCACCTAGTTCAGTAGATAAATAAAATAAGCCCGAAAGTTACACGAACTTTCGGGCTATTTTGTAACCTGAAAACAATATGAAACCGATACCTATGTATCCAAGATTGATTAGTATTTTTTGCCATTTAGACAATTCCTTTTCTACCTTTACTTCTACAATTTTCTCTACGGTTATTATCGAATCTTTCGTCACTACCGTTTCTTTGTCCAAGGATGGAATACTGTCTTGTAAAAAGTCTTTCTTGTTTTTCAAACTATGAAAAAGCCTGCCATCCGACATTATTTTAGCGTCTGATATGGCTAATGATGTTTCCAAGTGTGAACTGTCTTCAAATGTTGTATGTTGTATGTGTTCTGTTGGAAGAGTTATTATTTTTGATTGCCATACTACTCTTTCCGTTACTGTCGTGTTGTGGTCTACTATAGTTGTATTTGTCGAAGATGGAAGTAGCTTGCGTGAACAAGAACACGACAGTAACAAAAAAAATAGCAATATAGAAAATGGCTTATTCATCTACTAGATTTGTTGCGATAAGCGAGATAAATTCCTCCTTCGGTATTTCCAATGCTTCGGGAGAGTTCCATTTCACTTTAATTGCACCGTCAGTACCAATAAGTTCAATGATTTTAGCGAATCCTTCAAAAGCGAATTTTCTAGGCTTCATATCACATTCCTCTTTCATTTTCTCTTGGTATGCTTCGGAGTATGCTTTGTTCAGTTCTTCTGTTTCCTTGTTGAAATCTTCTTCTGTTTTTCTGATTTCATCCGCTTCTTTCTTTTCCTCTTTTGTCGCATCTTCCTTTCCGTCAATCTCTTTCATGTGATTGATTTTCTGTGCGCGCTCGTCATATCCTTCCTTCTTTATTTCTTTAAGAACCTGTTGCATATCATCATCGAATGCTTTTGCAGCTTTGTCGTAAGCGACACGCATAAGCATGATTTTTGCTTTCAGTTCTGATGGAAGTTCCTTCCCTTCTAGTGATAAGGGGATATTCAAGAGAGTTAATCTCTTTAAAAACATTTCTTGGTTCGTCATTTTTCTTGCCTTTTTTAGATTGAAACTGATGAGATTCCTTTCGTGTTAATGTATTTTTTCACATCGGTTACGAAAGAGTTGATGATGGTAATGATAGCAATTTGTGCTTCCAAATCGGGATGATCGTTGTAGTTGATTGCGATACCACCGTTCTGATTGAAATAGAATGTGGCGAGTTGGTTCTCTGATTCCAATGACTTCACCTCTCCGCCATCAAATGAATCAATGTTTTTTCCGTTTGATACGTTTACATTCGCATTCACCTTGTATTGTTTTTCCACATTAGCTTCATTGCTGAATGTTACGCTAGCTGAATTTACGCCAACGAGTGTTACTTTGTTTTCTTCTATAGCCATAGTTAAAAAATTATTTTATTGCAAAGATAACATAATCGTTTTTATCCACAATTTTTAATATGTTAAAAAATACTAATGGGTTTTTGTTTGTTGTAAATCATGCTATTGTGTTTATTTTTGCTATTTTTGCAATAATTAAAAAAACAATAACTATGGCTGATGTTGATTTAGGAGCATTAAAGTTTAAGATTGGGCTAGATGATTCCGGTCTTGACAAACAGATAAAGGATATACAGAAGAAGTTGCAGGACACCTTTAACCAGGAGATGTCCTTCAAGCCTATGTTGACCGATATAGGCAAAATGAATGCAGAACTTAGCGAGGTTGTAGATAAGATAAATAAAGCGAATGAAAACGCGTCCAAGGTAGGGAAAGGAAAGTCGAACAAGAAAATGGATATACTTGTTCAGATGGAAGGGTTGTCAAACAAGATTGTCGAAGCGACAAGAGAGTATGACAAGCTGGAAAAGACTTACCGTAACCTAGGCAATGCAGGCGGAGATAAGGGGATGGCTACAAGAAAAGCCAATCTTGAAAGTCAGAAGAAAGTGATAGATGATCTTGTGACTGAATTGAACAGATTGAAAACCGCATATTCCCTTACTGCTAACAGTGCGCCTAAATTGTCCATTTCCGATGAAAGAGAACTTAACCTTCTACGCCAGCAATACGAGATGGAGATTGCACGGACAAAGGAGATGGATAGACAAGCATCAAAGCAGGAACAGGCGAGTAAGAAGATGCAGCAGACCAATCAGAAGTATCTACAATACCTTTCTGGTCAGTCTGGACTTGCCCTTGGTATGCCAGAGGGAAGTGCTGAGGACTTGAACAGGAAGATTGCCGCTATACAGAAACGCCTTGAACTATTGAATAAATTTAAGGTTGAAGTTCCTTTAAACAGCAATCAGATAACAAAGGCTGACGCTCTTATTCAGAAATTGCAAGGCAGATTGGAGAAGTTGCAATCATCTTTAAGAAAAACATCAACGAATGAATTGTTGAGCATCAATCCTACGTCTATCAATCAGGCTAACAATCTTATTTCTGAATTAACGAACAGGCGTAATGCGCTTAATACGACTGACGCAAACTATAACCGTACCCTTACTCTTCTCAACAGGAAGATACAGGAACACAACAAGTTTGTAAACGAAGCTACATCCTATGGAACAAAGATGCAGCAGACCAATCAGAAAAATGCCGCAAGTTCAAAGGAATTTACCGAGGAACTGACAAAGCAGAGCAGAATGATGCGTGAGTTTGTCAATACGATAAAGACTTATGCCGGATTCTACTTTTTCAGAGATATGTTTCAGGAACTTGTTTCCATTCGTGGGGAGTTCGAGCTGCAACAGGTATCTTTACGTGCCATTATACAGGATGCAAGACGGGCTGACCAGATATTCAGTCAGATTAAGGGGCTTGCTGTAATATCTCCTTTCCAGTTCAGTGATTTGGTTGGATATACCAAACAGCTTGCAGCATTCCAGATACCTGTCAATGAATTGTACGGTACAATGAAAAGCCTTGCGGACGTTTCCGCAGGTCTTGGTGTTGATATGGGGCGTATTATTCTAGCTTATGGACAGATAAGAAGCGCAGGTGTGTTAAGGGGACAGGAATTACGTCAGTTGACAGAAGCTGGTATTCCTGCATTGGACGCATTAAGAAAAAAACTGGAAGAAGTAAGAGGCGTGGCTCAAACTACTGATGATGTGTTCAACGCCATATCAACACGTCAGATTCCTTTTGAGTATATTCGGGAGATGTTTACCACAATGACGGAAGATGGTGGTATGTTCTACAAAATGCAGGAAATACAAGCTGCATCTTTGAAAGGTATGGTAAGTAACCTTGCCGATTCATACAAGATTATGATGAATGACATAGGCGAGGCGAATGATTCCGTTCTGAAAGGAATTGTTGGAAGCATAACCGATGCGATGAACAACTGGAGATATTTCTCCAAAGCAATAGAGGGTGTTGCTGTAGGATATGCCGCATTGAAAGGATTGCAGTTGGCTAGAACAGCCATGCTAGGAAAAGAAGTTGTCGCAACAACTAATGCTATTAAGGCTGAGAAATTACGGGAAGCCCAGTTGCTTAAACAGGCTGCAATGTACAGAACGCTCACTACTGCCGAGAGGTGGAAGATAGCGACAGCGTCAAAACTGTCTGCCGTAGAGATAGTTGCTGCCGTTAATTCGGGAAAGATGTCAGCAGAGATGGCAAAACGTATTCTTGCCACGAATATGCTGACACAGGCTGAACGGCATCTTCTTGTCACCGAACTTAAACTGACGGGTGCGGAAGCTGCAAGAATGTTGTCTATGACAAAAACGACAATGTTGATGAACAGATTCAAACTGGCAACATTCGGTTTGACAAATTCATTGAAAACATTGTGGCTTACGATAAAGGCTAATCCTCTTATGACAATACTTACCGTTGCAGGGCTTGTAGCGGAAGCGTTTCATATTATGTCTGCACGTTCGGAAGAGTTCAATCAGAAGATAAAGGACAGTGCAAAGTCTTTCCGTGAATCATACAGTGATTTGCAAAAAGACCTTGACAAGATAAACTTCGACAAACTCACCCCGGAAAACCTTGAACAGCTTGACACGAAACAGTTGCAGTCGTATGAGGAAACGCTTACTGGAGTATTGTCTAAATATGGCAATATGGGGCAGTATATAGTACAAAATAGCAAGAAAATAGATGATCAGAGATCTCGTGTGGAATATCTGCAAAAGTCAGCATCGGAACTAGAGCAGGTTTATAAACGTGCTGCTGAAAATGCGGATATAATGTTCAAGGCGGATAAGGCAACATCTACGGGCGTATTTGGCGATTCATTCTCTGATATGCTTAAAGATTACGAGAAATCGTCTGTAAAACTCACTTCGGCAAGTAAGGATATAGAAGAGTTTCGTGGGCAGATAGTACAGGCATCCAAGGAGATTATAAATATGGGTAAGGGTACTAAGGAATGGAGAAACGAACTTACCGAACTGATAAACAAAGGGGCTTCGGCGGCTACTATTGTAGAGAAGATACGTTCTTTGGCTGAAACGTCAGGAGATGCACGGACATTTGAAATATTCAAGAACAAAACCCATTTTGACAGTGAGGAATTGTTGAAGGAGTATGAGAAATTGAGGATGGGCATTACGGATGAAGTAAAAAAACTTGAATCATCATTTAATTTATTTGCAAAATATACTGAGAAAAAACTTAAAGATGTATTTGGTAATATAGATGTAAAAAACCTTACTGATGAGCAACAGAAACAATTAAAGATACATCTTGATGAATTTGCAGTAGCTAATGAATTAGGGGAAAATGCTAGAAAGAAATTAAACGAACTAGCAAAAGAAAGATGGCGTATTCAATTTGAACTTGATGATAGGGAAGCCCAAGCAGGATTGACAGGATGGAAGAAATCTCTTGACGAGATTACAGGAAAAGCGTGGACTATAACAATCAAAACGTCAGATATAAAGACTGTAGAAGATTTCTTTAATGCCGTAAAAAAGGAATATAAGGATTCAAAAAGTACAATAGAAAACTATCAGAGAACTATTGACAAATTTTCCAAAGAGGGTAAACTGAAAAAAGTAGGGGATAAATACGAACTGACAGGATTGGTAGACCCTGAAGAACTTGAAACATTAAGGCAAATAATAAGCGAGTTTAACGCTGCCAACGAAGCGATGTCAAAGGCTACGGGAACAGCAAAACAATTCAACCTTGAACTGGAAAAGCAGAAAAAGGAAGCACAAAAAAGAGATCCTCTTGCTGACCTTTGGAAAAACAGGTTGTCATTGCTTGAATCCGCCTATTCCAAGTTCAAGGATTTGAGCATTAACATAGGTAAGGAAGAAGCCAAAAAGCAGATTGAATCCATCTACGGTTCACAGGCGTTAAAACTTGGCGTAGACCTTGTATATGACAAACAGGCTATTGTTGACAATTACAACAAGGCTGCAAAGGAATTGGAAACACGTGTTCCACAGGATGCTGTTAAAAATGCAAGGAAATCAGCCGAATTGTCCTCTGAAATTTATGTTGATGCAGCCAAGAAGGTGATGAAGAGGATTACGGATGAGTTTGACAGATACAAGAACAAGTATGACTTTTACAGTGACATACTTGGGATAACGGGTGATTCAGACCTTGCCTTAGACCTTGCCGTTCAATTCAGCGGTGACACATCTACCATGGCTGAAAGTTTTGCAGCAGGTATATATAACAATTTGCAATCCGCATTGGCAGGAATGAATCTTGACCTTGGCGTTTCTGTCGTGCCCGACACATCTTCATTCACCTCAATGAACCAGTATATCAATCAGGTACAGGAGGCTATTAAGGGGAATGAGAATATAGGTGATGAACAGAAACAAGTTATCCAAGGTATGATTGACACATGGAAAGGCTATTTCGGTGAGATGGCTAGACAATATGCTAATGATTTGGCTGAATATGGAGATTATTATACCCAGGTGGATATTATCAGAGAAAAGTACCGTAAAAAGATCGCAACCGCAGAAGGAATGGGTAATACATCCTTGATTTCCGCATTGCAGAAAAGCGAAGAGATGGACTTGTTTAAGTTGACTACCGACTATCAAAACTTCTTCGGTGCGGTGGAAGCAATGTCTATGGAAGCTGCAAATACTGTAGCTGACAAGACAAGGGAAATGCTTAATAGTGCATTCAGATCGGGTGCTATCAGTGCAAGAGAGTACATGAAAGAACTTGAACGCGTGGACAAGCAGATAGAGAAGGCGATGAAGAACAATCAGTCTGACTTGCAAACATACATGAAAGATGGTATTGAAGGTCTGTACAACAAGAGATATGATGCTGAAAAGTCAAAGATGATGGCAGGTATGAATGATATGCAACAGGCTATGGCTGACATCAAAAATGCTTCCAAGGCATATGAGGACGCAATGAAGAATGGTGATGAAGAAGCCGCCAATGCCGCTTTGAGTGCCAAGTCGGAAGCCGAATCAAGATATAAGAGCGGACAGGAAGCTGTCAATACTGGTAAAGGAATGATGGCTGCCGCACAGAACGCTTTGCAGACGGTAAATCTTATCGACTTTATCATAACCAACATATACAATGCCATAAAAGCCATGCAGCAGATAATAGCATCCGTGTCCAACCTCATGGATTCTATGGGTAAGGATACCGAGAGCGGATTTATGCGAGAAATGAACCAGTTCTCGGAAGTTATGGGAGTTATGAATGAAGGCGTGAAGAAATCATGGGATTCATTCAAAAGCGGTGATTTTGCAGGTGCGATAGGCTCGGCAATATCCATGCCTCTTGATGTTATCGCTACATTTAACAGACAGCATGACAAAAGGCTCCAAAAGCATATAGAAGATCTTGAATTTGAATCAAAGAAGTTGACCAATATATATAATATGCTTGAAAAGGAATTTGAGCACATTATAGACCCGGCAAGACTTGATGAGGTGACATCCCAACAGGTTTCCAACTTAAAAGAACAGTTGCAGATTCAAAAGGATATTCTTGCTGCCGAAGAAGATAAGAAAAAGTCCGACAGGGAAAAGGTAGAAGGATACAAACAGACCATAAAAGAATTAGAGTACGAGATAAGATATTATACAGAAACACTTGCCAGTGAGTTGTATAGTATTGACTTGAAAGACTGGGCTAGTCAGATAGGTGATGCTCTTGTTGAAGCATGGCTGAAAGGCGAGGATGCTGCAAAGGCTTATAAGGACACTGTGGCAGACGTTATGAGAGATGTTGTTAAGAGTTGGGTACAGCAACAATACATAGAAAAGGCAATGCAACAGGTACAGACCACATTGTTCGGAGCAGACGGCAAAGGTGGTATGTTTGCGGATAACAAGATAGATAAGGATGAACTTATAATACTAGGAAATGTAATGGGTTCATTGGAATCAGCCTTTGCGGAAGCCGGAGGTGTAGTCAATGAGATAAACAACGCCCTTGGTGGTATGCTTACTGAAACGGAGGAAAATGCGGAAGGTCTGTCCAATGCCATTGCAGGAGTTGACGAGAATGCATTTAATCAAGCGTTGGGGTATCTTAACGGGATGAGATACGAAATGGTTGTACAAAGCGATCTTCTCCGTCAGTTGGTATCGTTAAATGGTGGTTCGGCAGGAACGGGAGGAACGAACATGACAGCCATACAGCAGTCACAGTTGGAGGTTCTCACCCAGCAGCTTGCCGCAACTATGGCGATAAAGACAGCACTTCTGAGTGTCGTTTCCATTGCCCCAAGGTCAGGCGGAAATGCGATAAAAGTTATAATTGACTAAAACAAACGCCCTGCTAGCTTCACAGTTGGCAGGGCGTTCCAGTTTGATTATGAACAAAAAAAAATCCAATCACTTGAGGTGCTTAGCGGAATCGAACCGCTGTTGTCGGTTTTGCAGACCGTTGACTAAACCACTCATCCAAAGCACTGATTGTGATGCAAATATAGAAAATTATTTTTTAAAACTAGATGGTTTCTAAGACTATTTTTGTTATTTTTGCACTAACAAACAATGTACACGAATGGCTATATCTAAATATTTTATAAAGAAAGGAAGCGATACGGCAAAGGATTTGTATGCCACATACAGGCTGTATATACTTGAAAGCAAGGGATTATGGGATTTGCCGACAAGAAAGGAAGCCTATGCCGAAAAATGGTATGACAAGAACGGTCAGAAGGTGTACGAACCTGTCACGCCTGTTTACCAGCCAACGGAAGGAAGCATAACATTTGCCGCTTTGGGAGATGTGGAAACGGTAAAGACGAATATCCGTTCGTTCTATTCATATATAACCAATGTGATACCTGCCACTCCTGGTACGCCATACGGTTCATCCTCTTTCTCTATATGGAATGATGTATGGGGAGAATCGGCAAAGCAGGTGATAAGATGCACGGGTTTTGAAACAGGCGCAAAGATGAGTTATCAGGACGTTCAGGACTTGCAGAACCCGGACCGACTTGTGTCCGCCTATACATTTTCGTTAAATTTCAGTATTGACCAACCAACGCTTTAAAGACCAATGATTTTACAGATTAAAAGAGGAAATAGGGTTATTGCGGAGAGTGCTGATTTTTCATACAGCCCGTCTTTGCAGGAAGTGAGAAAATTGACTTGTGAAGTCGTTTCCGTTGTTCCGATAGAGTTCAAGGCATACAACTCAAAGAGTGAATCGGAATACGATACAGTCGTATATAACGGTAATACATTCATCCTGTACCAAGCCCCATCGGGAGATAATCTTAACGAAGCAGGAAAATACAAATACTCCCTTCTGTTTTACGGTAAGGAGGTGCTTTTGCAGAATGTGGCATTTCTTGACATAGTAAGCGGAACAGGTGGGGAAATAAATAAGATAAGATACACTCATGGCGGTCTGTTCCAGTTCTGGGGTGATGCAAAACAGCTTGCCGCACGTATAGAAGCAAATATAGAATCTTACAATGCGTCATTGGGTGCAGGATATACAGGCATTGGCACATGGACGCTCAACGTGGATGCGGAAGGCGAACTGACGGAGGATATGATTGATATAACCGATGGGACCAACCTGTTTGAAGCATTGAAGAACTTCTATGACAAGTTTTATCTCAATTATTACTTCTCAACGACAGCGAACGGTGGGATAATAACCATTACGGACAAGACAAGACCGTCCGTAAACTGGACATTCAAGCAGGGTGACGGTGGGGGTGCTGTAAAAGTTTCCTCTTCCGTAGATACAAGCACACCTGTCATAACCCGAATCATACCACAAGGTGGAAGCAGGAACGTTCCTCCCGAATACAAGAAAGACGCTAAGCCTGCCGATGAATCACGCTATTGCCCGTACATCCTTCTTCCGAATGATTCTGACGGGAATATAAGATATTATATTGACAGCGAATACGGATTGAAGAACTATGGTGTGAGAGGAAAAACCATATCAAACACGTTCAGTGGGATATACCCTTCCATCAGAGGGAAAAAACTTGGCGATCTGTACCCGTCAGGACTTCCAGAATGGGATACATACAAGGCGGATGGAGAACCAGACCCTCAATCGGGAAAGGTGGCAGGTGAGGGTGCTAGCGCATCTACACGAATAGATAAGATTATCGGTTCTACTCCTATAAAGAGTGATGATAGTGACAGTTTCTTCATTTATATGACCTCTCCCGGATTCAACCTAGGGTACAAAGTATATGAGGACGGTGATTCATCCGACAAGATAAACGACAATGTGCAGCCCCAGTACAAACCCCATGCTATGTTTGACAAGTACAGGGATTTCGAGAGTTTTGATATATATGGTACAAGGGCATATTATGACCAGCCTGTAAAGGTTACTGCCACATTCTCCGGGAAGATGCTTTTCAGTATATTACCTATAGGAAGTGATGCTGTAGGGAAAAAGGTGAAGATTAACCTACGTATGGTTTTAAACCATGTATTGGGGCAGGCTTCTCCATTGAAAGAGGTTGTTATCGGAGAGGAAGGTGCTACTGGTATGCTTGAAATACCTTACGACAAGACCGCTCTTGTAGGATATATAGAAAAAGGTCAGAATACGACAGTCACCATACGTGTTGAGTTCACGTTTGATTCCGATGTTCCTGCCGAAAGCTGTAAGATAGGCTTTAGTGAGGAAATGACCTGCAACATACATTTCGGTAATCAGGACGGTTCACAGGACAGGTTCTATTATAAATATGCTTCTGTAACGGACGCGGTGTTCAGTATGCGTACAGGAACTTATACGGGAACGGAATTTAAGATAAACAAAAACGGTATTATTCCTCTTTACGGTGAGGTGAACGGTGATACGGGGGAAACGGAAGAGGATGTTGCCATGTTCAACAAGGGGGCACGATATAAAATATCATGTTACAGAACAGATAGCGACAATGCCAAACTTCCCCTTTATACGGATGGTAAATCTCCTTCAATTGCAGCAGGAACTGAATTTGTCATTCTGAATATTGTCATGCCCGAATCGTATGTGACAATGGCTGAGAATACGCTTGAAAAGGCGGCTATTGACTACCTGTCAAGATATGACCATGAGAACCGAACCGTTTCACTTGACATATCTAGCGGATTTGTCGCAGAGCATCCTAATCTTTTCATTGACTTCATAGAAGGAAATATGCTAAAGGTAAGGGATGATGGAATAGGCGTATTCGATTTCTCTGATAACGGTCAGATAGTGGATATGCAGTTACAGATACAGTCTTTGGAGATTAAATACTCCAAGGAGAATATGTTCCCGTCATATTCATGCACCATTGCAAGAAGAAAGATACTGTCTTTCTATGAACGGCTGGCACAGGAGAATCAGGCCGCTTCAACACAGAATACGACAAATGTAACATTAGGTGGAAGTGGTACGGGAAGCGGAACAAATGCTAAACAACAGGACTTAGGCACGCTTAACAATACCGTAACACAGTTAAGCAATAAGCTGAACAACTTCCTAGAAGGAAGCGATGCCGATAACATCATCAACAAATGGAAAGAGCTTGAAGCGTTTCTTGACGGTCTTACGGAAAGCGACAACCTAGCCAAACTTCTTGCACTGAAAGCGGACAAGACCATAACGATAAGTGCAGGAACTGGTCTTACGGGAGGTGGAAACCTGTCCGCAAACCGCACATTGTCACTGGCTACCACGGGGGTGAATGCTGGTACATATACGAAAGTTACAGTAGACACCTACGGGCGTGTTACAGTTGGTGATAATCCTACCACTTTGGCAGGGTACGGGATTACTGATGCCGTTACCTTGACTACTGCTCAGACTATTTCGGGACAAAAGACATTTACCAAGAATATTCTGATGAATAGTGGTATCGGTCTGTCTTATGGCGGAAATACTGTTTTCCGTAACACGACAGGCAAAACCGTCATATCAAGCTATGGAAATGAGGGTATGATTTATTTCCGTCCTAATGGAGATACGTCAGATGTAGGAGTAATACAAATAAACAAACAAGGACACCTCAATGGCGTTTCAGCAGGATTTACAGGTGGCGTTTCCGCAGCACGACTTACAGCAAACGAATATATACAGATAGGAGATGCCCAACTTGTTTACGATTCTGCAAACAAGGCTCTGAGAGTGAAGCATAGAACAGACGGAAACACGGTAGGATTCTACTCGGACGGTTGGGTATCTGCTCTTGGCGTGAAAACAGGTGGTAGCGGTGGTAGCGGTGGTGGCAGCGGTGTTGTAAATACCGTTTACAGCTTCGCAAACCTTACTGACGGCACAACCTTCTCCGATTCAGACCTTGACAATACGTTTAATGCGTACACGATAAAGAAACTGTACGACATGGCTGGGCAGAGAGGACTTGACGCTGGCGCTATGTGGGCTGAATTGAAAAAGGCTGATTCAAGTAAAGTCATAGATGCAAGTCATATCCCTACTTCCGTATTGGACGGTAGATGGGTGAAAAAGGCTGGCGATACTATGACTGGAACCCTTACATCCGCTTCCACTTCCGGCGCAATCGTATTCAAGGGAGTGGAAAATTGTGATATTACCAATATCTATAAAGATAACGGAGTTATCAAGAACGATAATGGTGGGTTTACTTCTATAAGAAACGGATTAAGGTTCAACTGGTATGACACCTACTGGTATATAGGAAACCTTAGAGGAAGTAGTACGGATAGTGCAGGATTTGGTGTCGTAGACCATAACAACAAGCTGGTTTTACGTGTCACTCCAAATGATGTAAGAGCACCTAGATTCATGTCAACTGTTGCCACAGGGTTATCACCTTTGATAGTTTCAAGCAATACAACCGTAGATAATCTAAGTGCGGATTTGTTGGACGGATACCATGCGTTCGGCACATCAAACGCCCTTATAAAATACGGATATACGGTAGGAGGCACTGAACCTGCATGGTGTAGAATAGCTACATACTCCATACGTAATACGGAAACAATGACAGACGTTTGCTTTGTGCTGCACTCATCCTTTAGTGATTTGTTTGGTCTGTTGGTTGTTAAAACTAAGGGTACGGCTGTAGTGGAAGGTCTATTGATAGCGTCATACAATATCAATAGGCTAAACATACGTATCTATCATGATGCGGAAAAGAAAAATATAGAACTGTATTGTTATGGTGGAAGTAACTATTCCATAATACAAGCCAATCTGTTATACAGCCATGACCGAAACGGAGGGGCTAATACGAATATAACACTATACAGGGCGGATACAAAAGCACCATCGTGGAGCACTTATGTTAATCCGGGTTTTGTAAACTTGCAGAATTCTTCTGAGGCTGCCAAAAAATTGCAAACCCCAAGGACTTTATGGGGGCAGTCATTTGATGGTACAGCCAACGTAAGCGGAGATATGACGGGTGTAGGTAGAATAACGATGAGCGGTGATTTGAAGATAGGGAACGGTACTTCTCCCAACACCATATATTTCTACGGAACGACAGGAGATGGACCGGGCAGTTATAGCCATACGTTCATTGCTGAAAGATTTTGGGGAGGTACGGAAAGTGGTGAGCTGGTCCTGTTTAAAGGAAACGATTTAAGCTCCAGTAATACAGATGCCGCAACCGTAGGTGGTGCTGGACCTGACAGAATAAGACATATTGCTGCCGCCCATTTATTCCAGACTTATGCAAGTGCAATATCAGGTACGGTAGAGAGTATTTGTACAAGCTCTGCTTTGAGGAACTTGTTCAGCATAGCACCGGGCAGGGTTGTAAGCTATATTCCGTTACAATCTACCGTAGCAAGTGGCACTGCTCCATTTATTGTGGCAAGTAACACTGTTGTGGGTAATCTTAATGCAGACCTTCTTGACGGGTTGCACGCTGAAAGTTTCTTATTAAGTGTAGGTAGAAGTAATGATACTTTTGACTTAAATACTTATTCTGAAAGAGCAATTAAGGAAATAAGAACAACAGAACAAACTACAAATAATGCCCCTTTTGCTGGATATGGATTATTAGTTAACTTATGGGATTCCAATAAATTTGCTGCATTACAGATAGGAGGAACTAGTACAGACTTGTTTTTTAGAGGAAAACATGATGGTACTAATAAGATAACGTCTGCATGGCATAGATTATTACATACTGAAAACTATGCGTCTATTGCTGACGGACGCTACGTAAAGAAAGCAGGTGACACCATGACAGGGGATTTGACGATGAACGATACCAAAGGATTCAATATCGGATGGTCAACTAGAGTGGCTAAGACTTCGGGTGTTTGGATTCACGGTGGTGGTGATACAGCTTCTTCAACCGATGCGAACTTACGTTTTGCATCATGGTATGGAATTGGTTGGTATCCTACGATAGATTCTACCAGCGGTGTAAGACAAGGAAACAATGCCATGTGGCTGAATGTAAGAACAGGGGTATTAGATGTACACAGCAACATTACTTCCCATAATGGTTATCTAGCTGCAAACTGGGATTCGGCTAGACGGTTGGTATTGGGCGGTGGAGGTTCCTATGCTTGGATTGATTCAAGAAATTCAAGCAATAATGTATTATGCAATATCTTACTGCAAGATAACAAGGTTGTAATAGGTAATTATGCTGAATCGAGCAGGTTCGTGTCCACCGCAGGCACAGGCAAAGCACCTTACCAATGCAATTCCACTACATTGAATACCAACTTGAACGCGGATATGCTGGACAATTGGCATCTTAATTTCTTACCTAGAAATTACAATATAGGTAGATGCTATGCAGTAACATTTGCTCTAGGTGGTAAAGATAATGATTGGAAAAAGATATTCGCTTGTTCTGAATCGGGAGCCACGCCATATAGGTCAGTAACGGTTTGGGGAAGGATATGGTATGCCTATGGAAATTATGCACAGTCAGAAGTATGGAATTATCACTTCTGTGCCATATTTTATATGAGAAGTGGCCCTAGTTCTTCTGATAGCAGTGTGGGAAATGTTGAAAATTCAGCACACCTTTATCTCCCCACATTTGCAAAAGGAATGGATAACATTCGCCTTGTACGTGTAGGAACAAACAATTTTGAATTGCAGGTGCGCCAAATTGGTTCATACCACAATGCAAACATTGAATATCAATATTGGTCTTATGGGTGTAACGTTTCCGCATGGGAAAATCTGCAATCCACCTCCAACACGTCTGTGGCTGTATCGGCTAGAGGTGCTTCCACGCTGGCTGACAGTAGGGCTTCTAGTGCGGATGTGTGGACTACTGCCAGAACATTCTATATACAAGACCATGATTCCTCCTATACAGGTGCTGGCGTTAATGTAAATGGTGGTAGTAATGTATATTTAAAACTCCCAAGTACCATCCTATGCAGCGATTGGTTCAGAAGCACAGGAGATTCAGGGTGGTATCATCAGAATTATGGTGGTGGAATATATATGCAAGACAGTTCATGGGTGAGAGTGTTCGGGGGAAAGAGATTTTATGTTGAAAATGGAGATAATACTGATTTTAGTACAGCTACTGCAATATCAACCAATGGAGGAATATATGCAGGAAAGAATATTACAAGTAGTGCTAATATCATCGCAACCGGAGCAATAACCGCCAAAGCGTCCTCTTCCGATATAAGGTTGAAAACCGATATTCAGGATTATGACGCTATGGGTATTATCCGCAAATTCCGGAGCGTGAAATATCACTGGAACAATCTTGCCAAGAGAAATTCCGAGATATTCAATCATAAAAAATGGAATTATGGTCTTATCGCCCAGGATTTACTTTCCGGCGGTTACAGTCAGTGGGTCAGTGATATATTCAAGGACTATTACACCATAGATTATGAAAGACTTATTCCTGTTGTATGGAAGGGATTGCAGGAAGTTGACGATGAAGTTACAAGATTAAAGAAAAGAGTAAGAGAATTGGAAAATAGATTAGGAATTAACAATTAATAAATAAAAAAATATTATGAGTCATTCTAATGGAAAGATTACAGCCCCGATAAACCTTGCTGGTGATGTATATCCTACCTTAGGCATCGGTCCTACTAGTAACGGTTATGATTTAGGGTATGCTTGTGCAAACACCCACGGGAAAATAAACCCGTGGGCACGGTACAAACCTGTACGTTACGAAAGCCTTGCACCTGGACCAAATGAAAAATGGTGGCAAGGATGGGATGGGAACTGTGGTGTCAAACCTTTTCAAATGGCAGGATACTGGGATGCGCCAAAACACGCAGATGGAAGCATGAACGGATGGGAATATACAGCACCGACAGGTGGTAGGTTCCCATGTCGTCTTACCGACTTTAACGGATACAACCATCTTGCCAGTCCACCGATAAGTAGATTCTCCTGCCCGGATACTGCTACCAATCAGTTTACAAGTAGTAATTTTGTCTGTTCTGCGGCTATAATGATGCCATCGGAGGGGCATGATACTGATTTTCTTAACATGGGTGACTTTGCCGAGATAGCTGATTGCTATTTCGGTGTCTATGTTAAGCACAAGACCAGTCAGATGTCTAGGCGTGTTACTGCCGACAAGAAGATAGGAACAGGATACGCTACGGTTACTGTAAACTCGTGGGGTATGACTGCTGGTGATTGGGAAGTTTATCCTTTCCTTAGTACAGCTATATTGAAGCAGGATGACTCCGATATTGCTCATATAGCATACACTGTTCCAATGGTAAGTAAAAGAGATATAGAGATAGTTGGTTCTTACGTAAGCATAACAATAATTGGTGGAGTGATGCCATCCGTTAGTGGATATATTGAAGTTACCGTAAGAGTAAGAAACGGTTCGAGTAGCCTTATTTCTTTCCGTAATAATAGTTGTATGTCTAGGTTTGCAAGTAAGAAATTTGAAGATCCTATGGTTATAGGTGAATCAAGAGAAACAATAGAATATTTCCAAGTATCCGCCAATTCCAGCATTGACAAGAAGGTGAAAATATTCATATCATCGGAACTGATTAATGCAGGAACTGCAAGGGTATGGGTAAGCCTTAACAGTGCTGCATATAAGGAAAGTACATTGCTTCTTTCTATGGGTCCGGGGTTATAAGCACAATCATCCCCCTTGCCGTTTACCAGCAATGGGGAGTTAATATCCGTTACTTTCCCACGATTATATTGAATGATTCAACCATTTCATGCAGCACCCCGTCTATTATTCCATTCAATCTCCTTTCGTTCCAAAATAAATTGCACCAAGTATGACAAACGAGCATCCACAAAGAAATGCAAAAATATGACTAACTATTGGGCTCATTTTTCAATCTTTTTAAAATATGACTAATAACATCTATTGTCCATCCGTTTCCTAACAGACCCATGCCTATATGTGGCTGTACCGACTTGGTGTATCCTTCGGGTACGGTCTGTAATCTTTCCGCTTCCGTAATATTTGGCATTCTGAATCCTTTTTCTGGATTACAGTCGGGTGATTTGAATATAAGCGGTGTAAGTGATTTTTTATATCTTCTCAACAGTGATTCGGGGTTCTTGGCAAACCTGTTCCATGATTCAAGCATACACCATGACTTGTCTTTCTCCACATACCCGTCCGTGATGATGTCCTTGAACAATATTCCCTTGTCCTTCCATGCAGGTATTTCCCAATTACACCAGTAGTATCTTGCTCTCATTTGCGCGGAGAAATCGGAACTGTTGATATACACATAGTCTACTCCAAGATGTGACGAAATCAAATCAGCCCAATCGGATTTCATCTTCACATTTTCAAGCATGAACTTTATGTTAGGGTTAAACTGTCTGATGTGGTTAAGTATATTGACGTATTCAAAGAACAATCCCGAACGTTCGCCATCGAAGTTCAGTTTCTCTTTTCCTAACTGTGAGAAATCCTGGCATGGTGTTCCGCCAATCAATAAATCAATATCTTTCCACTGTATATCCCATTTGTCCCAGTTTCTAATATCCCCTAATTCAATTATATCGGGATAATTATCCAGTGCAACCTTGATAGACGGTTCGTTTATTTCGCTTGCGTAATACTTGTCTACCTTTATGTCTGCTCTCTCTAGTGCAGTACGTCCACAAGCTATCCCGTCACATAAACTTAGTACATTCATCGTCTTAAATATTTAAATATATGTTTGATTGTTTCTATATTCCATCCGTTCCCAAGCATCTTGTAACGCTGAGTATCGGATATTCCATCCCATATCTACCATTCGGGAATAGTTTGAAGCCGTGCACACTCGGTTGGGGTAAGCCTACGAATGCGAAAATTACCGTTATCAACTAGCGTCATACCGTTTGCCATTGCTCCCTTGTGTGATGTAGCAAGTAATGTATGAGCCTTATCGTCTATACTGCGTATATTTTTCTTTATATATTTGTTTGGAATTGTAATATCGGCAATATTAGGAGTAGCAATTATAACGCATGGTTGTGTGCTTCCATCATTTCTAGCCCTTGCCAGCAGTGTACATGATTTACCAGATTTTATTTCACGGAAATGCCTCCCTCCAAATCCACATATCGTTCCCGAAACAACTATCAGATTATCCTTTTGTACTGTTGTAAGGCAATTGGTTTTTCCATCTTCCCTAGGTTCAAGCTGTTGGATGTTCTTTCTCTGTTCCTTTACAATCCCGGCTTCATATTCCTTTCTTATCTTTTTTCCATATTCGGTTCTTTTTGGAGTAAGGCAGGCTGATTCACGCCCTCGCATCGCAACACATATCGGATCATTATCCACCTGTATGTAATTGTCATTGTCACCCATCTTGAACAATCTTGTATTTATAGTGCGAGCCTTTTGTTCATACGGAAACTTGATAGGGCTAAACTGGACAGGACTGAATTTTTCCGTCTTTACCCTGCCCTTCAAGCATTCAATCATCTTGTCAGACAAGAAATATTTTTCATCAACCTCTTCTTCAAGAATATCCCTTAACAATATACCCCTATCTTCCGGCTGTGGAATATCGTCATAAATATCCGTCCAGTATATGCGCCTTCTGTTTTGTGCCGATACAAGTGCGGAGTTGATATGTATCCCTTTCCTCCCTATTGTTTCATTGAACACAGATTCCCATTTCTTTCCCATTTCCACATTTTCAAGGAAGAACTTGGGATTGTCACCACGCTCAATAAGTTCGTGGTATATACGTATGTATTCCCAAAACAGATAGGATTGCCCTTCAAACTCGAAACCGTTCTCCTTCAATTCAAGATACGTTTTCAAGTCTAAAACCTCCATGCCTTCTTTCGTTGAAAGCCCTTTTCTCTTGCCGGACATGGACAGGTTCGTACATGGAGATCCTCCGATTATCAAATCTATCTTATCTAGCAAGCTAACATCCAACTCTCTTACATCACCAAGTTGTATGGTGTCAGGGAAGTTCTGCATAGTTGCCTTTATGGCAAACTTGTCCACTTCGGACGCATAATATTTTTCTACAGGAATGCCAAGTTCGGAAAGTGTTATCCGTCCGCACGACATTCCATCGAAAAGGCTTAATACATTCATCGTTATATTTTTTTTAAATTTTCAGCAAATATACGACATAAAACCGTATGCAACCAATACGTTTAACTTTTTTTTAATTATCTTTGCGATAATAGATAAAATTCATAATATGCAGTTTTCCATAGTACCAAAAATAGATGCCGAGATTATGTTTTCGGAAGATGATCTGTCCGTTTTCAGACGATCGACAGACGGTCTGTATTATATGATCCATACCGAGAAGGTTATGGAAGTGATGCCTATGACGTTACCTGAGGACGGAACGGAACACCCTTTCCCTTACGATACATACGACACAGGCACAAGAGAGTTTGAGAAGCTGCTTTTATCTGATGAGTGGGTTAAAATGGACGAAAAATGAGAAAAATAGGTTTTTTTAACATAGGAAAACTTGGTCTTGTAAAATCGGCAGGTACAGGAAAAACCGATATAAGCAAGGTGATAGAAGAATGGGTGAAAGAACACATGGTGTTTTGGTATGATATGTCAAAGCCTGTGGATGTTTATGCGGAAAACTTTAATGATTGGCAAAATTATAACCCTAATTCTGTTAGTATAACCAACAATAAGATTGTGGTTAATGGTTTGATAGACAATTTTAGAATAGCATCCATAGGAAAAGAAACAGAATCTTTTTCCGTATTTATAGAAGGTCTTGGTGATAAAAACTTAGTATATAGAGTGAAGTTGGATGAAAATAGTGCTCAAATCACAAATATTAAGTTAAAAGACGGAGAAAATGTACTTCCTCATAGTTTTGCTACAACTGTTGCTTTTATGGGAGTAAGTGGAGTAACTGATTACATAGGTCTTACCATTACCCAGCTCCCGTCAGGACAATCCGTTCCCACAAACGAGATACTAAAAGCCAATCCATACTTGCAGGATTTCAGTGGAAACAACAGACCGCTGAAACTTAACAATTTCCTGTTCGCTGCAATGAGCGGTGTGGGTGGGTATGAATATAACTATCTTGACAGTGCATTATTTATTACCTATTTAAATGGCGTAAGAGGTGATGGAACTATAACAGACAATACTATTACTATAAATAATGTAAAAGTAAGTAATGGAGTAATAGAAACTAGAGTTAATTCTCCGTCCAAAAAATACAAAGTAAGAGTAACAGGTATCACATCTAATGAAACATTGAGATATGTAGTATATGGAGATACATCATTAGGTGAATTGGCAACGATTATATTTGATATGAAAAAGGATGGAGAGTACGAATTACCTGCTTCCACATATTCCGCTACATATAATATGAAATGGCAAGTTATAGCAGCTTCCTATCCTCATACCTGTAATATCACAATTGAGCAAATCCCATCCTATCCCAACGCCCTAGTGACAGACGGAGTGGATGATTACGGTGTTGTGGGGAACTTGCAGCAGGGCGTTAAGGTGTTGTTTATAACTATCAATCCGTTCATTGATGGAAAGTTTATCTATGACCAAAGACTGACTACTACTGAACCTTGGCTGTTTGCCGTATTCAATGACAAAGGTAGTATTGCTTATAATAGTAGGAACTCAAACGGCAAGACCTATATTGATGGAACACTGAATGAATCTACAATAGTTTCCGCTTTGTTAAACAAAAAGCAAATAATCACCATAGTAAACAATGATGTGACAGGTGATAAAACTAAAACTCCTATATTCTTTAGCAATACTGACCATGATAGCGGATGGATTAGTTCAGCTTTCTACAACTCCATCGGGTTCGATTCCGTCCCTACCAAACAGAATGACGGATTCACCGAGCAGGATTTGATTGACTACTATATACCGAAGGCTATCGTAACGATAACGGTGGTGGACGTATCAGGCTCACCCATACAGGACGCAACGGTCACGGTGGGAGGCGTACAGTACAAAACGTTGTCTGACGGTACAGTGAAAGTACGGGGTATGGCAAATGGCACGATGTCGCTGTCTGTAAAGAAAGACGGGTATATGCCGTTTTCTGACAATTCATGGAAGCTTGCTGATTCAAGGATAACGCTAGAGGTTCTTCGGAATACCGTAATCACTGAAAATGGATACAGCATATTGCTTGAAAACGATGGTTTAATATTAACGGAATAATATAATGGAAGATAATCTTAAAATTTCACAGATGCCTCCCGTTGAGACCGCTACGGGAGAAGAGATGATACCATGTGTGACGGGAAGCCCTAAAGAGAACAAATCCGTCACGGTGTCCAAGATAAGACAAGGCATGGTAATGGACGAAAGCTATGTGCATACCGACAACAACTTTACTACCCAGTTAAAAACCAAACTTGACGGGATAGAGGAAGGCGCACAGAGGAATACCGTCATAGGCGTGAAAGGTAATGCCGAACAGTCTTACAGGACCGGGAATGTCAATATAACGAAAGACAATTTAGGTCTGTCTAATGTGGACAATACATCCGATGCAGAAAAGCCTGTATCCACCGCACAGAAAACAGCCCTAGACAAGAAGGTAGACAAGGTGGACGGCAAGGCGTTATCCACAAACGACTTTACCAATGACTACAAAACGCTTCTCGAACAGATAAAGATGCAGCAGGGTAATATGTATGGAGTGGAGATGAGAAGAGGACAGACAGACCCTGTATTTCAGACATGGATAGGAAAGGAAGAGTTCAAACAATCCCATCCTATCCTCAACTCGTTCCGTGTGGCAAAGGTAAAGGACGGTAAGGTAGTAGGATTCCTTGACCAGACCAATTTCTTCAAAATGGCTGACGGTAGCCCGTCAAATATTGTTATTGACGGAACTGATGTAACAGATGACGGAAGTGACATCATGCTTGTAAACACCAAGCCTTTCTGGATAATCAACGGAGGAACGGATGATACATACGAAAGAAGGCTCGTCAGTGACGCTCCGTTTACATACGGTGGCGATACGGCCATAGAGATAAAACCGTTCGGAATGAGTATCGGTTGCTCCACGATAAAGGATGGGAAGCAGAGATCTATTTTTGACAACACGGTAAAAGGAGCAACATCAGTAGGAAATCTAGGCGTAAACATAATGGAAGGAAATGGATGGCCTACGACAAATGTATCACGTTTTGATTTTGAGAAATACGCCAGGGCAAAGAACCCGGACATTACGAAGAACTATCCTTATGCCAATGCCTTCGCCCTTGACCTTGAAGTGTGGTGTACGCTTCTCTTTATTAAGTTTAGAACAAAAGACCTACACGCACAGTCTGTTTGCGGAAAAGGAATATCATCCAACGATTCAGCCCCCGATGCGTCAAGCTGGGGGAAAATGACAGGCGTCAGATTCAAGAAGGCGGACGGTCAGACCTATGTGTATTACAAGATGAACGGGCAAGGATTTAAAGCATCAGAAACAGGAACTGCTTACAATTTTTCACAGCTTATAAACAACTACCGTCCTTGCATGAAGATGTTTGAAGCGCAGCTTGCCATGTCATACGCAAAGGAACACAATGTCGCTCCCGACACCGAGTTTGAATATGAAAGCACAAAATACAAATACTACAACTTCCAAGGTCATAACGGATTGGCTGACGGGGAGATGTCGGGTATCGTAGCCAAGTTTGTCAATGCAACTGTAACTAGCGGATGGAGTATTCCTGACAATGCGGCAGTTACAAACCGTGAAATAGAGATATGCTTCACACAGCCTATCATTCGCGGACGTATTGCCGGGTGGGGAGATATATGGATGTGGTACAGTGGGATAGATTGTGTCATGCACAATTCTACATCCATAGACATCTATCAGACCTATGACGTGAACAATCTGACTACGGACAATGTAGCCACAGAAAAGAATCCTGGGGAATCTTACGGTTTTGAGAATACATATGAATTTGTCGGTTCTATGGCTAGAGGTGAAGGATGCATAACGAAGAACTTTAAGAACTCTCTTATTGGAGAGGTCAAGGGAAGCAATCTTCACACAGGGGAATGCCATTACAACTGGGTTACGGGAAATGCAGGTTCGGGTAAGATTGGAAGGCGTGGTGTTTTCTTTGGTGGTAGGTCGGACAACGACTATTGTTCTCTGCGGACTGGTATTGCGAACTCTGCCCCTGTCACTGCGTACACGTACATCGGTGGCGGCTTTCGTTGTACAATAACCCAACCCTAATTTTTCACGAAGTGAAAAATCCCCCTCCCAAAACTTGCAAAATATATTAATAATGTTTAAGTTTGCATAATTAAAAATCTAACCAAATGCGTCAGCAAAGTTAAATAAGTCTGTCAAAGGCGGTTAGTTGAAAAAAGGCGGTCTGTAGAATGGTGGTGTTTACTTTGGTGGTAAGTCGGACAACGACAATTGTTCTCTGCGGAATGGTAATGCGAACAATGCCCCTGAAACTGCGAACACGAACATCGGTGGCAGCTAACGTGCTAAAAAAAATTACTGCTATACAGAAGCCTCGTCAGGAAGATGGAAAATGTCAAGACAACCCATTGTTTGAGAATGGGAACTTATTAGTACATTTACAGTTGTAGGTATATGGAAAGTTAGTTATCTTTGGCTCAACGGACAAAGAAAAGCACGTAAGATGAAAAGATTGAATAATATTTTTGAAACGATAGGCAGTATGGATAATATTATCTCTGCTGCTGAAAAGGCAAAGAAAGGAAAGAGGAATCACAGGGGTGTGAGGGATTATGAGAAACATAAGGATGAATATCATCAGAATGTTTATCAGATGCTCAAAGACAAATCATACCATGTAAGCAAGTATGAGGTGATAGAGAAAGTGACTGATGCAGGAAAGGTAAGGGAGATACACAAACTCCCGTTTTACCCGGACAGGATTATCCAGCACAGCCTTTTGGTACCCATGATGGACAGATGGACAAAAAGCCTTACACTTGATTCATATAACTGTCTGCCCAAAAGGGGTATTACAAGTAAGGTTAAAAAGCATTCCCTTGTGAGAAAGATGAAACGGACATTGCTTGAAATGGACAAAAACGGAAAAATATACGTTTTGAAAATGGATATTAAGAAGTTTTATCCGTCCGTAAGACACAGCGTTTACAAGAAGGCATATAGCAAAGACTTGAAAGACAGGGATGCGTTATGGCTTATGAATACGCTTAATTACAGCAACAAAGGTCTGGCTATTGGCAATCCTGACGCTCAGATAGGAAGCCATTTGGTATTAAGGTCTTTGGATCATGTTATAAAGGAGCAGTTCAAAGTAAAGCATTATTTCAGATTTGCCGATGATATGGTGATATTATCCCACGACAAGAAACAGTTGCATGAATGGCTGTGGAGGATAAGAAATTACCTGTGGTATGAAAAGAAACTAGAGATGAAGAAAAATTACAGGATATTCCCCGTTTCAGAAGGAATAGATTTCGGTGGATTCGTCTTTACTCCCGGTCATACCAAAATAAGAAAGAGAATAAAGAAAAACTTTGCGTCAAAACGTAATAACCCAAAATCAATTACGAGTTATATGGGTATGTTGATGCACTGTGATTCTAAAAACTTAATTAATAAAGTTTTAGTTAATAATAATAGCCACATGACAAAGATTAGTGACTTAAATATAAGAGTGTCAAGAAAGTTTGACGGAAAGGATATAAAGATAGACAAACTTGTCGATGAGCATATAGACATTCTTGATTTTGATGTAAGACCATCTACAAAGAAGGACAATAGTACATGGGTAAGAATGCAGATACTGTTCAAAGGAGAAAAATGCTTTGTGAAAGGCGGATACAAAACATTAGGAGCATTCCTTTCCCAAGTAGACAAAAGCCTTTTACCATTGGAAGATGTTGTCATAAAATTCAATAGGGGTTATTATTTTGATGGAACATTAGATATTTAAACTATGGAAAGAGGTTTGATTTTTGACGAGAAGCCTGCCTTTATCTTTGATTTAGGCACTGGATATAGCAATGTTCATTTAAACATTGAACAAGTTGACGAACCCGAAACGGACGATATGGGAAATATTGTACAGGAAAAGTTCGTCAAAAAGTGGAAAGCCGATGTACAGCGTGTAAAGAACCCTGTATCATACGACAAAACGGTAGATGCCGCCATAAAGGATGAATTTCCCAACGGTGAGGAAGAAGCGGCTCTCAGAAAAGGTATTTTAAACAAACTTGACCCGGATTATGTAAAGCTGAACGAGTTTGCCGAAAGTGTGAAACAATCTTACTTGAAAGGATATGGAAAACAATGATAAACAACAGATAGGTGGGTATTTCTCCACCAAAAACGCTTCAAAGGATGAAGCGTTAAAAGGTATCGTAGCTGCAAGAATATCAGCATCGGAAGATGTAACCGACAAGGAATACACAGCATTGTCAAACCTTATAAGAGTAGCGACATCGGATGGATGCCGTATCTCATTGGTACAGGAAACGAAAAGCAGATCAAGCAGAATATCACCAACAGGAATGCTTCTCCCGGCAGGAACGGTGGAATATTTTTCAGTCACACCAAGAAGCAAGGTGAGTGTTACGGGAACAGCAAACATATCATCTATCGAGTAAGTCATGGGCATGAATTATAACACTATATTAGCTTCCTTACTTGACGGAATATCTCTAGCATTGAAAAGCGGAAACTCGAATGTTGATGCGGAACAGTTCAACTTCCTTACTGACGCAATAAACAAATCAACTATCATACCGTCTTATTTTGATAGAGAAAATGCCATAAAGTATCTTGATGTGAGTGACACCGAGTTTGCAAGGCTTACATACAAAGGCACTAAGTTTCATCCCGTACAACCGTTATTATCTCCCGTGAGAGTACAAGGAATGACAAAACCCGTTTATTTGAAAGAAACATTGGATGCTCTTAAAAACAACGGGCTTATACGTCCAAAGAAGTCAAGGGGCAAATACAAGACTAAAAGCTAGACAACCTCATACGCATACATTGTAACACAATCATCTTTATTCTCCATATTAACCGCTTGGAAAATGTTTTCTTCATTATCCAAAGCGGTTATTTTATATGTTCCGTTCGTCAGATCAACAGTGTCACCTAATTTTATATAAGCATACTTGTTTCCACTAGGTATTAAATACGTAATCTTTATTGGATTATTATTCCATTTTTTTAATTCTTTCATCTTCAATTCCTCTATTTTAAAATTATTGCGCTAATATACGAATAGGAAAAACAACACACAAGTAAATAACTTATTTTAACAAGTTTAAACTATCTGAAACACAATAGGTTATACTGCGAAATTTTTATTTTTGTTTAGGCAATCCATGTTGCAAATTTACACTCGTAAAGATGAGTGCACAGTCTTTACGGGAGTTATAATACACACACATTAAATTACAATATTATGGGTTCAGACAAAATTTTTATGTTCGACAATCCTGCCGCTGGAGAAAGCGCAGGTATTATGTCAATGATTCGAGGATACATGTATGATGGAATATGTGCTATCTTACGGGCATTTCCCCAGTATGATGTCCAGTCTTTTACGTTAAACAGAAGTTGCGGGGTGTCATAGAACAGGTTCAGTTCTCCTGCCTTTTGTACATCTTCATCCCATTTGCCTTCGTCACGGGCGATATATAATTTTAAATTGTTCATATCTATATCAGTTTTACGCCTATTCATAAGGGTTTGTTTTACAGTAATTTTTATTCTCTGACATATTCAGTAGCTTATTTAAAGACTCATCTGAAAGAAGATGTTTGTTGCTAGAGTTTCCAAGCATTAAACGAGGTTCAATATTTCCATCTCTCATAAATTTCTGTATCTCGTATATATGAAAAAGTAAACCTTCACAATCTACTGCATAGTATTCAATGCCATCGTCATTACTAGCCGATACTTCGTAACCAATCCATCCACCATCTCCAATATAAGTACTTATCTCAATATTACGGCAAAAACCGTAACTGATAAGTAATAGCCTTAATACATCTTTTCCACTCATATTCATTCCTAATCTGATTTACACTAATTCAATTATAGCCTTCTTTAAATTAACAAATAAAGGTATTGCTGACATGCCCCCATTGCAATCCAACTGTCTTAAAGAGGGTACAACCTCTCCGTTATCATCAATATCATAATCTGCAATATAGGCTAACTTCTTCGCTTCGGGAACTAATATCCTTTCATGAGCCGGGACCGTTATACAGACTTTGCTTCCAATAGGGAATCCTTGGTTGGATTCAATGTATTCCTTTTCCAACTGTTCCTTTTCGCCATTCAATTCTTTTAACTTTAAATCAATGGCGTATCTTTTGCTTAAAAATTCTTCCTTATTCATCTTTTTTGCCATTCTAATTGATCCTAACATACTTACCTGCTATATCACAGTTTCTTAATATTTCCGCGTTGTTTTCACCAAAAGCGATGAGAATACTGCCACAGCCAGGAGAATCCCCACGAGTTCCGTCTGGACGGAAGAATCTGATTCGGTTACGCAAGAACTTCATTGCCGTTGCCTTTTCGAATATCACATCCTGAAACATCTTTGAATCACAGCGATTGAAAAGTAAAGCAATACCGTTTCCATGTTCTGCCATCCGTTTAACGAAGCATTCTATAAGAGGACGGGAATAAGGTGGGTTCAACCAAACACGTCCTTTCCATTCCTGTTTTAATCCATCGTCATTTTTGTTGTACATGACATTTGCCGTTTTATAGGGGGGGCTACTGGGGCACATGGGTCTAAATCAAATTCACCTAATGCGTCTATAATTTCTTTCGGTGTGTACCATTCATCGGTACTATTAGACGATCTTTCAAAAGTTGTATTCATTTCTTTTATGTTTTGAGTGTTATTTATTTCTCTTTTAACGAAACATTTCTATTACCACTTTATTTTCCGAGTTTCCATCATCAGGATGTACATCAGTAAAATCAATGACAGAAAAATCATATAGATCAGGAATGTATTCAGTTTGATAATCTCCTGTATTCATTACGATATTTATTTCAGCATCCTTATTGACAACTAACATTAGTTCGTCAATCATGTCTTGGACAGTAATTATTCTTTTCATAATTGTTTATATGGGTTTTACAAAGCCGCCTAAGGCTCATATTTATATCAATTTTAATGCTTCCTGTAATCCTGCTTCCAGTGCTTCCTCGTAGGTATCCCATTCCCCTCCGTCATTTGTTCCCTTATAAACAGAGCTGGCTATATGAGTTCCATTGTCAGCTTTAGATATTTCGTATCCATAGCCACAAGCACAGTTATATACACATATATGAATATTTTTGGTTTCACGTAACCACTTCTGGGCAACGGATTGCGGAGGAAATTCTATATCTGTAAACATCCCTTTCTCTTTCAGCATCTTTGCTGTTTCTAATGTTACAAGTTCTTCGGTCATAATTTTATTCTCCTTTCAATTTCTTTATTAGCGCATCAGCGAAACCAAGGCTCCATTCTACTGTCATATTTAAACTAGCATTCATTACCTGTTCATGTGAATTGCTGCAAAATCCTCGCATGGCAGCTTTCGCTAGTTCATATCGCCTCTGTTCCCAGTCAATAGCTGAAAAATCAAGTTCGCATTCTCTGTAAACCATGTTATCACATACATATAGGTTATCTCCGCTATGTTGCGCGTTGATATTTACTTTGGGAGTTACATCTACCAAAACTCCTGTTGATTTTACTCTTGCTTTCATTGTTCCTCCTTTGTTTTAAAATGTTCAATCAGTTCGTTTACGGTGGCCTTGTGATAACGTCCTGAAATAATGGTTGCATTATCCCAATTTTCATCCCAAAAGAACATAATGCCTTTGAGTTCTGTGAAATAATGATCATTACCAATAGAATCGCCATAAGAAACGCTAAGAATGGAATCTGCTATAAACCACTGCATGTAGTTACTATCATCCCTCAATGCAGCGATAGCCAGGAATAGTTCTTCATTCGTTCCGCAATCAACACTTCCATATTTTTTCAAAGGATGCCCATTTCTTATCACATGATTCTTTTGGGATAGTAAAAAGAATATTCCATTATGACACATAATAAAATCATACTTATTATCATCATCTGCATAATATTTAGGCTTACCATGTGAATACCCCAATTCTTCCAGCCCTCTCCGAAGTTCCTGTGTATTTTTGCGTATAAAACACGGTGTTGTAAATCCCATAATTATTCCTCCTTATCTATCTTAATATCCGTTACTTTCCCACGACTGACAAAGCACTGGTCCATGTTTGGGTTTTCATAAGCTATATCGCAAATGATTTCTGAACTATCATCACACTCATTTTGTAATGAGCACTCATCACATATTCCAACGCACAATTCATGCAACACTCCGTCTATTATTATTCCGTTATTTATTTCCATAATCAAATACAATTTCTCATATATGTTTTCCTATCAATCATACCGTTTTCTGATTCTTCTACCAAGTCAAAGAATGTATTAGCATAACAAACATGCTCGTCTATCATTATACATATTCCATCAGACGGATAATATTCACATGAAACATTATCATCCCAATCTATATGTTTTTGTGCTTCTTTGGATATATCATCACAAGCAATCATATACTCTATGTATTTATTAGATGCTTTTCTTATTTTGTCAAATATATTTCCTTTCATGATTTTCATCTATACACCCATCATCTTTTATCCATTAATCGCTTCATTTAACTTTTCCTCAAACTCCGCAATGATACAATCTGCATCACCGCCATGTACCCAATTGTCCAATACAGACGAAAGAACTTCAACTGCCTTTCTAGATGTTTCGTCAACTGCCATATTGATCGCTTGATTCACTTCCTCTAACGTAAACATACTCATAATTATTCCTCCTTCTTTTTAAGGCTTATATCAATTGACAACCTATCGACAATTTCCTCCTTAATTATCTCCCTACACAAATTTCTTATCATTAAGAAATCACCGTTTTTCTTTATCTCGTCAGAAACCATACAACGAATCCACCTCTCTATATTAACATCGTCCCCATAGGTGTTATGGAAGATACGTTTAACTTCCTCTTTCACGATTGAAACTATTATATCCTTTATATCCTCTTTAGTCAACTTTAGTTCGTTATGGATATAGTTTTTTACTTCTCTGTATCTATATTTGTTCATAATTAATTCCTCCTTTTAAAACATTCAACAACTCTTTAGCTCTCTTATAGGTATCAAAGCCCTTTACGTTCACCCATTCGTATGAAATACGTTTGTCTTTTCTGACTTGTACCCAATATATTATTATGGGAATACAACCGTTGCACCCTTCTCCTCGTATGATTCTGTACCTTTCCATATTAGTCTCCTTTCTCCTTAATCCGTTCAAGCACATCCCTGTTGGCTTCTAATATTTCATCGAAAGACGGGATGTACATCCACATGTCACACTCGTAGCCGTTCCAATCCTCAAATTCAAATCCTCCGTCTGTCGCAACGTATGGCGATCTCCCGGATGAAACAACGATATAGCCACTAACAATCGCTCCATTTGATACCATTCTGCAAAGGACAAGCTTGTTTGGCTCCGGCAACCGTTCATTAACGCTTATCCAAGGAGATTGCTTCGACTGCCATTCGGCACCAAAAATAAAGTCAACAATGCAGTATGGTTCACAATGAAGCTGCCTGTTTCTGCAATCATTGGAATATTTTTTTGCTGCTTCTTCTACTGTCTGTTTCATACGCATTTAGATTTATCAATTTGTCCTATTCGCTGTTTTTCAAATCCATCTATCTGTGCATCAGTAAGGTTGTTTAGCCATTCATCAGCATACTTTCTGTACTTGGCATGATTGCATTTATAAAACTCCAATCTAAGCCATTCAATAGTTATGTCCTTTTGTTTCATAATTGTTCCATTTTTAATTAACTCACACTAATTCAATTATAGCCTTCTTTAAATTAACAAATAAAGGTATTGCTGACATGCCCCCATTGCAATCCAACTGTCTTAAAGAGGGTACAACCTCTCCGTTATCATCAATATCATAATCTGCAATATAGGCTAACTTCTTCGCTTCGGGAACTAATATCCTTTCATGAGCCGGGACCGTTATACAGACTTTGCTTCCAATAGGGAATCCTTGGTTGGATTCAATGTATTCCTTTTCCAACTGTTCCTTTTCGCCATTCAATTCTTTTAACTTTAAATAGATGGCATCTCTTTTGCTCAAAAATTCTTCCTTATTCATATTTGTTCCGATTCTAGTTAATTACCATTCAATAATATACCCTTTATCTCCGTGAAGCCATTCTCCAACATAAACCTTAAATCCTTTTCTCATAAGTTCTAATTTATATGCTTTTGGGCTGCTTTAGCTACTTTATCGCAAGCCAATAAGTATTCAGCATATTTACTGTTTGCTCTTTTTATTTTATTGAATAGTATATCATTCATTTGTTGATTGTTATTTATCCGTAGTTGATTTTACAATAATCTTATTATCGGATGATGGCATTACAACCACATTCCCAGCATCTGTGCTAATTTTTAAGATAGGATTAGAATTTGCGTCAATACTGGCTACTATAATCATATCTCCAAAAACATATCCTTTATCTTGTTCTAATTCATTCATTTTTTATAGTTTTGAATTTATTTATAGTAGTATTTTTGTTAAACAGAGCCATAACAATCAATGCTAAAGCTACTTTTAATAATTGCTTTTTTCCAACAATTACGACATTACTACGATTTAGCCCATCATCAGTCTTGATACTGTACCAGTTCTTATAAGGTGGCAGTACCTTATAAATATATATCTTACAAATTATATTTTTCATTTTGTTTAATTTCACGATTTTCTTTTAATTCTTCTTCACTTATATGTGTCTTGTGGTTGCCAAGATTAGAAATAGTATTTGTACTATTAGGTCCACAATATAAACACATTTGGGTAAAAGGGGAATATGCCCTCCCACACTTGGGGCAAATCCATCCTTGCTGCCCGAATAATCCACTGTTAAAATTTACTTCATTCATTTGAATATCTGCTTAATAAATTGTAAAACATTCGTTTCTTTTCAACGTATTTCAGTCTATTCCTGCGAAGTTCCCTTTTGTTATTGGATACAATCATTTGACAACCTATAACGCCAACATATATAAAACACGAATGATGTCTATTAGCTTGTTCGAAAGCCCACCGAATCACATCACGACAATATCTGTAACTATCATTTTGAACACCTTCATATCCTTTTCCCATTATGAAATGTCCAATTTCGTTAGCTTCTTCTTCTGAATAGCAAATGGTAAATATATTATTCATATTTATCTTGTTTTGTTCCTTATTGATCAATTACTTTTTTTCAATTTATTAAAAGCCTTCTCTTTATCAAATCTAATCCCATCTTTGAACTCCAATATCAACTCCCAAAGCTAGCTTTTGTAAACATCACCTGCTTTATAGTCAGTCTTATAATGGTATTTCTGTGTAGTGGTTATTTCCTTAAATATATTCGTTGCATTAAGATATGCGGCTCTCCATTCTGTAAGCTCTACACTAACGGTATCATTCAAATCTATTTTTATCATAAATATTCCTTTCTATATCGTTTTGAACCAGTTTCCTGATGTCAGGTAAATGGTAATTATTACCAATTAAATTCTAATTGTATTATCATCAAGCTATTAATCAACCTCTATAATCTGATATCTCCCTTTTTTGATGTAAATCTTATGGTTGTAATAATCCTTGATTACTGCATATCCAGACTGGGGCCTAATATTACCTGTTAAATCTTCAACATAAGAATTTCCGTAGGCTTCCACTGTTGCGCTGTCGTAGGCTTCCACTGTTGCGCTGTCGTAGGCTTCCACTGTTGCGCTGCCGTAGGCTTTCACTGTTGCGCTGTCGTAGGCTTTCACTGTTGCGCTGTCGTAGGCTTCCACTGTTGCGCTGCCGTAGGCTTCCACTGTTGCGCTGCCGTAGGCTTTCACTGTTGCGCTGCCGCAGGCAAAAGATGTTGTTGTTACCTCATGGTATTTTTGTGTATAGATACCAGCTTCCGCTAGATCTTCTTCATCAAAATTGTCTTCTAAATATTCTGCATCTACTATTCTTGCTGTTCGTAACACCCAAGACCAGTTATCAGTAATAGCCTTAAGTATATCAGCCTTGCATTGACTCCTTAATCCCATCGCATAACCTATTTGACAGGCACCTGCTTTCTTGGCGCGCAGTAATAGTTCTTCCTTTATTTCTTCAAATGTTTTCTGTTCCATGATATTGTTTATTTTTCGTTATTTTGATATTTCAATAATTCTACGCCTCACGCATTCTTCGAGTAAATTCATATCCTCCTTTTTTATAAGAGCACCTGTATTACGATTCACGCTCACATAAGGCTCAAACCCAAGTCGTTTTGAATTAATTCCGTTTTATCTTCATGGTATCAACCTTTCCTCTACGCACCAACATAGCATTTCATAAGATGCGTCAATTAATGAGTAAGATAAAAATTCTTGATAATAATCAAATTCGTCAGACATGGAATAACATATATGCCAACAATTGTCACTAAAATACATTGTAATCCAATAAGTATCTGTTCCTGTTTTTATCTCTTTTGGCAACAATTCCAAAATGTCAAGCAAAGTAAATGCAGGAATACAATGTTCTTTTCTGAACGGTTCCTTGAAAGTTTTCCACTCTCGTAAAGATAATTGTGGTTGTTTTCCTTCTTCATAAGGATATAACGCCCAAGTCATTGATGCGTTACCTGTATTCACCCCAAGTTCTTGCAGGTGTTTCATTTTGTCAATAGACAGCACATTCTCCAAAATTTCCATCCGTTAAAATATTTTTAGTTTTATTTGATACGCTTGCAGTAATATATCTGTTCGTGGTTCTTATATCAGAATGACCAGCCATAGATTTTAGCTCTGCTTCTGGTATTCCCATATTAGCCCATCTGGTAATAGCTGTTCTACGTCCTGTATGTGTTTTTATAAACTGGTACTTCGGACCTTTCATAAGTACATTTGCCCGTCTTACAAATACCTGCTTGTTTATACCTGCTCTACATCCAAGGGTTGGTAGAACTTCGTTCATTGTTGTCTTTAACGAAGATTCTATATTGTATTTATCGAACGATCTAACCTCTTTTATCATTTCTATAATCTTGGAAGGTACAGGAACCTCAACGTTCTTACCTGTCTTTTTTGATATATACGAAATAACATTTCCCTCCATCATAGAATCTTTCAATCTGAAAATATCGGAATATCTCATGGCAGTATAGCATTGTATCAGAAACAATTTCTTTACAATTTTTTCCGTAACGTCAAATGGCTCAACATTCCAGAATAATTCTATTTCTTCCTCCGTAAGAGATATATTTGAAGGAGATTTTACGTCCAGAGAGATAATATAATCATTGATATATTTACTCATATCTTTTGATTCGGACAATATTCTTTTAAGCATTAAAAGATATGCCTTTTGAGATGATTCACTTATCTTTCTCTTTGACTTTATAACATTGATCATATCATCTATCATATCACGATTTACAGGCTTTTCAATAGATGGAACTTCCTTGAAGGTAGGGATGGTATCATTAAAATCATACTCGTCATAAAGCTGATTGGTAAGATATGGCATTATATGTTTTGATAATGCTTCAAATCTTACCTTTCCGCTTCTTGTCTTTGTATTATTCAACTTTTCTATCAATACGCCTACAGTCATAATTGAAGGGCTATATTCGTTCTGAATTGTTTCAAGCCTGTTTTTTAAATCCTCAATCAACCTGTTCTGTGATTCTATCGTCTTGTTTAACCTATCTATTGTTTCAGCGAGAATCTGAATTGTTCTTTCTTTATCTTCCATGTCTTATATATTTTTGTTGCAAAAATAATAAAACGGTATATTCGATAGGTTAAACAATAGTTATCAACTCTTAAAAATGTTTACTACGCCCATTAATTTATAATTACCCTCTTCATTAATGATACATATAGGAGCATTATTATCAGGATTGGTATATGCCAATGTAACATAATCCCCAGGAAATACCTTCAATGCGTTAATCATCTTTTCAATATTCAGATTGCAATCCAAACGCCCTTGACAATATCCTTCAATTCCGACATTTTCCGATATTTTATATCCTGCATCATTTGTGTATGTTATATCCATTTTATTATCTCCCTCCCTGCAAACAAAATGTGATATGTTATACACATCTGACATTACCTTTATTCTTGAAAGGGAATCTATCAAGTCGCTAGTTCTTGCTTTAATAAAGTAATTAAAGTTTGATTTTATATTGTTTACCAATGGTGTGTAGTTTACAAACTTAACCTCCATCAGCGTACAATTAAAGACAGAACCGAAATCCCCATAATATATAGACATCACCCTTTCATCATCAGATACAGAAACAGTTACATTTTCTTCTGACAACATCTCAAGAAAGGATAACGCTTCCTTTACCGAAGTAGGCATTACATTTATGCACAAGTCCTTTGATATATCCGGCTGACATTCTATAACATCTCTTACAAATACAATCTTATCGGACGAACATATATCAATGCAATTATTGGAACAAATAAAATTTATCCCCACTCCACTAAGGCTGGTCACAACGTCACTGATATCATTAAATCCTATGTTCCTTTTTAATGCTCTATACAGATCATTCCTGTTCAAGTTGACCCTTATCCCGGTACCACGCTTACCCATTTTAATATCAGGATAAGATTCTACATCTTCCGCAAAGAAAGACGCTTCACTGCCATTGTAAGAGAATATTATATCCTTATCATATATCTTTACCGTAACAATGGAATCCTTTACTGTTTTGAGCAGCTTTACAAGTCTTATTCCGTCTACTGCAAACTCCTGCCCGTCATTGCAGTCTGAATCAATAACGGGAATAATCAAACGCATCTCATTGAGGTTGTTGTATGAAGTAACCTCTATCGCATTCTCTGATGCTATATATTTAAAACGAAAACATTTAAGTATCGTCAAGCCTGTATCGGAAAGACAGGCTTTGGCTGAGTTTAACGTTGAAAATAAAACCTTTCTATCAAAAATTATCTTATTCATAATGTAAATTTAAATGTATTTAATCCAAGAAAAATGTTTTCTTTTATCAAGGTAATCCATGTCGTTCTCGTTATCAGGTATTAATGTTAATTTTTATACACATTTTAAAACGTTAATCCGTTCTGGACGATACCAACGCCCGCTATCGGCTATCATAAATGAATCACCGAATACTTTTCTACCTATATTAAGCGCACCATTCACATCAGCATTGATAACCTTTCCAACTGCCGACTTGAACAGACCTCGCTTGACACGCTTACCGAGATAGATATCATGCTTGCATATATCCTCCATAGCTAGAGCATCACATTTGCTAGTGTAGCTTTCCTCATGTTCGATATAGCTGATACCTGCAAGTTCACACTTGTATCTAAGGCAGCTTCTCAACCTCGCAAAAGGGATGAATGTAAACTTCTGATTGTTTACTCCGCCCATGTTGACGGATTGCTTCCATCCTTTGTTGTAGCCTACAGCAAGAGTGCCTATATGGTGTGATACAAGATAATCAACAATACGCCTGCTTGTCTTGTGCATCGAATCATTCATAAACCGTTCACGTTTCTCATACATCTTTCTCATCCTGTTTGTCAGTTTGTCTATTCCCTGCCTGTCCTTTATGGATTGCAGCATGGATAATTTTTTGTTAAACCATCTGTTGTATGACTTGACAACCTTGCCGGAAAACAGCAGAGCATTACATCCGCACACCAGCGTGGCAAGGTTGTTCACACCCAAGTCTATCGAAGCCATACCCGTACCGACATTATCCGAACAGACACAATCATATACAACCTCTACGGTCATGTATGTACGTTTTGGGATTATCCTAACCTGTTTGAACCGTTCGATTCTGTCCTTGTACTTTTCCCATTGCGGAACGGGTATTTTCAAGTCACGGTCAAGTATTATATACCCGTCATGTATCCTGCACGACTAGTTGGTATATATAGCATTGCTCATCCCACCACGTTTGTGATAGCATGGCAGTTCGGGCTTACCGTTATACTTCCCTGGATTCTTAGACCAATCCTTTACAGCCTTGACATATCCCTTCATTGCCTTGTCAAGCACGCGCAATGTCTGTTGTGCTACGTGTGATTTCACAAGTCTGTAATTCACCGTACCTTCAAGGTTGGTGACGTTCTTCATTATCCTGTCCAAGTCGGGATAGAACAGCCACCTGTCGTTATCCTTCAACTCGTTACGGACAATATACAACGCCTGGTTGTACAGGTTATTCGTAACACGGCAGATAGCGCAAAGCCTGTCGGAATGGTTGATCTCAAATTTATAAACTAATTGCATGTTAGCCATAATATCCTCCTATTATTGATAATACAAATACGTGTTAATATATTATAAATATGATATCTTAGAAACTTGAAATATGGAATAAGTATAACCATTTGCAATGGTGTTCACTTGTTCCTTAATACCTTGTTGTATATAACTTTCATTGAAACAGATCTTTAATTATTTTTTCAAAACTTACTTTTGTGGTGCTGTTACGCATACAATAATCTTTTATCTGTAGTGTATTTGACATCCCCGGCTGACCACGCTCAATAGCGTCAAGTATATTCCACAACATATCCTTAGACCATACAAAATATCCTCTAAAGAAATATGTAGCCATCACATCAGCCTGTTCTATTATATGATTACGGTCATGGTTACTGTCAGGCATTTTAAGTTCTATGCCATATATCTTACCGTCATGTATATAAGCAAGGTCTGGCATACTTTTCTTTGCTCCTAGAGCACGAAATTCAGCCGACTTGTTACCACTTACAGCAGGATGGAGAAGTTCGGAAAAGAACGCTACAAGCAATCCCCTGCATCCTTTACCTTCCTTCTCGTTCCTATAACTAACTACTATATCTTTCTGCATTTTCTTTTCTTCCGCAGATCGTTTTTCCTCAGCCATAATAAAAAAAATTGTATTTGGCAAAGGTATCACGAAATGGGATATGTGAAAAGGGAAAAAGGTTAAAGTTTGTTATCAACCATCTCAAATCCTTCACACATGTCATGTCCGCTGTTTCTTATCTTCATGGCAACGTGTTTTTCAAACCAAGGAATATAACATACGTATCCAACAAACAAACCATCTACAATAACCGTGTATCTATGCTTGCAGCGACAGCAGCAATACTCTCCGTTTCTGCAAGGCTTTGTGTTGCTATTTTGCAAGATCATCCAAAGAAATGTTTTCTGACAAGAAATCGTCCGTGCATTGTTTTACCACATCATCGAACCGCAAATCGCAATACTCGTCAATCCAGTCACCGATGAAGTATAGTTTGTTACTTCCTGCAATAACACCAAACAGAATAGGGTCTTTTCTTTTTTCCACCTCTTCTTTTTTCTTGTCAGACGGTAAATCTGTTCCGTTGTTATCAAAATCGTAGTGTAGGATAACATAATTATCAAAGATTTCATATTTGTCTATATCCGTCTTTTTCCTAATTATGTCAAATGGTATGATTCTAGTATAGTCAGAAATATAATCAAGACATAGATTTTTCGGGCATCCTTTTGCAAACTTCATAAGATTTTCCTCTGATATAGCCTTGTATAATCCTTTGCTGAACAATATGCTTTCGTATTTGCATATCACCATGTTTCGGAACAGTTTTTCTTTCAAGGCGTGTTGACCGGATCTTTCAGCATAACCTAGCATCAGTATATAGTCTTTTATCCTATCCCTGTATTGCTTCATCTCGTTTTCTGTCTGTATCTTCACCTCAGAGAAGAAATGTATCACATCAAACTTGGATCTTCTGTATTCGTCTACATAGTCCTTAATCTTTTTAAACCATGAGTTTTCCTTATGGTTTATGCCAAGAAGAGAGGTTCTTACTTGCTTGTGCTCCTGGTTTGTTTTTACAGAATCAAGCATTGTCGGTGAAACGGTAAGATTAAATTCCGCCACTCCTTCCTTGTCATTGCTTTCCATGTATTGTTTTAGGAAATCGTAAGACATTACACTTGGATTAGGATCTTTCTGCTCTATAACGGAGTATTTGGGCAGATTAAAGTCAAGCCTTATCGTTTCGTGAAACAAGGCAATTTTACCATCGCTGTTAAGTAAATTTTTTCCCATAATTAAATGTTATTTTTTGTTTCTTTGAATATAACCCCATATAAACTTGCTGGAATATCCGCATTCTTTCATGGCTTTACGAAAATCAGTTTCCGTATTTCTGATATACAACTGCCGTATTGCCCAATAAGTATTGTATCCTTTAAGTTCCGCATACTGGAAAAATTGAGTAGGCGTCATTTGCTCGAACTTTAAATCTCCTACCAGTTCTTGCAGTTCCGCCATCCTTATCTCCTTTTCGGTAGGATATACATATCCGCAGAAAGGGCATTCCGAAGCGGTTATGGCAATATATTTACCACACTGTTTACACTCTTTCACTCCTTGTATCCCTTCACATTTCCCCTTGTTATGCCATAAAGCCCATTTACGTTCTTTCTCAAACTTGCCGAGCCGTGATATGTTACCACCGAAGTCTAGGAGAAATGCTTCTGTCTTATTTGGGTGAAGCCGTATAGCCCTGCCAGTTGCCTGGATATAAAACTGAACGGATTGTGTAGCACGGTTTAATATGCAAACCTCTATACTTGTTTCATCGTATCCCGTAGATAAGATACCACTGTTGCATATAACGGTGAATTTATCGTCATGGAAATCCTTGATAAGCTGTTCCCTGTTTCCTGTAAGATGCTTGTATCTTTCATATAATGCTAACTCATCCGGCTTATTCTTATCTATACCTGATATGAGGAATTTTGCAGGGATGCCAGCTTCATTAAATTCAGCGCACATCCTTATCGCATTTGCCTGTGTGGCATCAAAACAGATTGCTTTCTTCATCGGGCAGATACGCATATAGTTTTCAATCACCCCCTTGTACTGTACAGACTTGTTGAACACTGCCCCCATCTGCCTGCTATCAAAGTCACCTGTACGATAATCGGTATTAACCTTAGACAAGTCGGGCGCATCAACCGTAAACGTTCTCAACTTGGTTATGTTTCCCCGGTCCATCATATCCTGTATCTGGGCAGTTTCTATAATTTCTTCATAGTTCATGCCAAGCTGCCTTTGGTTTCCACTTCTCATCGGGGTTCCTGTAAGACCTACGACATACTTGTCATCAAGCAAACCTGATTCAAAGAGATAATCTGCGTCAGACGAGTGCGCTTCGTCTATCAGACAGAGAGATACACTCTTAACCCATTCAACCCATTCGGGCTTTTCTAGCCTTCTACGGAGAGTTTGAGCCATTGCGGATACTACTAGACCTTTAGGTATGTTCCTGTGCTTAGGAGAGATATATTCAGCCTGTATGCCAACTCTTTCCAACGTTCCCCCTGTCTGTGTCATAAGTTCAGATCTGTGGGATACGATAAGCACTTTATTCCCCTTCTCGACAGCACCTTTAGCCATAAAACTCATTATGACCGTTTTGCCGTAACTTACACAGGCTGAGAATATGACGTGTTTATGATTAGTCAAGGCATTTCTCAGACGGGTTATCCCCACCTCTTGGTAATCCCTTAGATTGATTTCGTTTGTACTCATCTTCTTGTATCATTCTTTCAAGTTCGTTTTTCAATGCAATCACAAAAGCCATACACTCTTCTCCTTCAAACTGCTTGACAAACTGCCTGGCGGCATCTTCGTAATCAGGAACACATTCCTTTTTGAAGTATTCTTCATTGTCTTGAAGAACCATCCAATCCTCGAATTGGTGGTTTGGTTTTTTTCTTGAATATGTGCAGCAAAATGGCAGTGTCACTATTTAGTTTGATTAACTTCCTGTCGTAGTTTTCAAATTCGTCAACGTAATCCGTATTCATCTTCGTAAAACAATTTAAAGTTTCTCCATCTATGCCCGTTTTTCCCCTTACAGAAAGAACTGCATGAGCGTTGTGGCATACCTAATTTCCTCTCACAGTCACAACAGGCTTCAAAGCATAGGAATCTGTTCGTGCCATCCTCTATCGCAATGACAGCCCTTGTATTGTTTCTATGGCCGAGATAAGAACCGTTTTCCTTTCGTTTCTTTATGAGTTCCTTCATAATAACTCTTTTCTTTTCACGTTCCTCATCCGATACTTTCCTTCCTTTCTTGAATCCATAATTATGACCTTTGACGAACCTTCCTTTTTCGTCACGGTAAGATATTGGATAATCTATCCATAATTCGCTAATTGCTGGCATTGAAATCTAACTTTAGTTTTACAATTTCATCACTCATGGCATGTACTCTTTTCAGCCATGCCATTTTCCATGCTTCTTTTCCTATGCCATATATACGATATATATCATCTCCTGCATCATCAAATTTGATAGGAGTGCAGCTTATTGACTTACATTTCGTTCCGTCCATAAGTTCAACGTCACCTACACCCCCCATTGAGCATGATAAAGTTGATATTGTTTTCTATGGCAAGATAGGGGATGATTATTTCATCCCCACGATTAGGTTTGTTGTGCTTGATTAATGTAGTCATTTACTTTACTTATTGGGTATTTTTTTGCATCACGTTCGTTGAATGAAAGATAAGCTAGAGCCATTTGTAACTTATCCTCCATCCTGTCTATATCATCTTTATAATCGCTTCTGTCAAGTTCCCAATACAAAAGCCTTGACGGATCGTTAACTGGGCGTAAATCAAACGGATCATCATCAGATTTACCGTCATATACGATATAATACATTTTATCCACATCGGGATGGGAAAGGAAATGCGACATTAGCTGCCAATAGTATTCCTCTATAGCCTGTTCCTTTGTGGCTTCTCTCAAATATTCAATCTTACTTTCAGAAGTAAAGCATTTCACTTCTGCTATATAAGATAATTTACCATTGACATCAAATCCATATCCATCGGGAGAATCTCCATATCCATCATAGATATTATCGACAAAAACAATTTCGTCAAAATCATCCGCACAGGACATTAGTCTAGAGAACGTGTTATGGTTAAAACACTCGATAGCGTCTTTTTCATGATCCTTTCCCCACTCCATATCAGAAGTGGATATATGTCGGCATGGTTTGTTTAACCTTCTCTCCCTTGCAACCTGATAAAGATAAGAGATAGCTGTATCTCCGAAAGGAACATCAACTGTCTTTCTCTTTACACCCTGTTTTTTTGCAACCTCTAGTTCGGAAGGTGTCATTTCCCTTCTCCCGGAAACCATAAGTTTTCCAATGGCGGAAGAGGTGATTTTACCACACCTCTTCATAAGCCATAGTTTTTCTTTTTCTTCTGCTTCCATTATTTCTTAGTCGCTTCGTTAAACAATTTCATAGCTTCCGCGTCCACATCATAACTTGCCGTGATGTATCCAATTTCGCATTTCCCACTTTTTAACGCTTCCAATGCAGCCTTGAATTTATCAGAGTTGACTGTCATTTTCTCTTTCTGTGGTGGTGGTGGAACATCACGCCCTATACGTAATCCGTAAACCTTTCCTCCATCGCTTGGGTCACGTGTCAGTTCCTTGCACAATATGACACGAAAATCACGGATGGTTTCAGGATAATCAGTTTGTGCCAGCTTTGTAAGGCGTTTGCGGTTCGTACTGTTCAATAGCATAGGTTTAGGAACAAGGTCTGCTTCTTTAAAGTAAGCGATCCATGATGGTTTCTTACTACCTTGTACCTTTGCATTCTCATCCCATACGATATGGGATATTGTAGCAATAATAGACTGACCGTTAGGGAGTATTTCTACTCCCACATAATCAGATTGACTTCCAGTTCTCCAATGATGGAAAACCTGATTTTGTTGTTCGTTTGCCATATATATACAATTTAACTAGGTAAAACTACAGTTGAATTTCCCGTTTTGTCTACAATGACGCTCTTTCCGCCTATGACAACTCCCGTCTTGTGTCCACTTGGGTATTCCGTTAAGCAGGAATCATTTTCCGCTTCATACGGATATACATCCATAATGGCGGTTTCGGCTATGGATGAAATCACATAGTCTGCCATCGTGCCTTTCATTCCTTCGTCAAGTTTATTTACAGCATCTCTCAAATCGGCTGCCTGAACAAGCATATAGCATGATGTCTTTTTCTCCGCTCCGCTCTTTTCGTCTAGCGTAATGTAATACAGCTTACACTTAAACCAGCGATCGGCTGCATCTTCTTCATATGGAAACAGTTCGCTGTAGTTGGAGCGTTTGATGTCCGAAACAGTGAACTCGCCACTGATAAACGGTGTCATTTCCGATATAATACGTGCTTCCGCCTCAGTGAAGCTAAGCGCATCAACCAGGTATTGCTCACTTACTTTCTTAATCATCCCATTTTCTGCTACTTTTTCGTAGCGAATTTTACACTCAAAAAATGTTTTCATGTCTATTATTATTAACAAATTAACTTAATCAAAATTGAAATTATCCTCACCACTTGGTTCTTCGTCTGGCATATCATTACCGAAATCCATCGGAATGAACCAGTCTGAAATATAGTCTTGCATGATTAATCCTCCTTTTGGCTACTTAGCCATTCTTTATAATCTTTCTCGTAATATTGGGGTATTATACCTTTCCTCATAAAGTCTATGTATTCTTGTACAGTACAATCATCCCAATCAACTCCGTTATCTGGTATATCTTCCGTTTCTGATGTACAAAGAGTGTATTCAAATGGATTATACCCACTGTTAAGCCCATATTCTTCAACTATCTTGATTACATTTTCATCAGTGGTTATTTGTTTGATTTCACTTTCAGCCACACACCCGGATATTTCAGAGTGCTTGCCAAGTACTTCACCGAAGTAAACACTGATTTTGTTATTCACTAAGTATTCGACATCTTCTGTGTCTGCAATAAATACTCCTTCAAGATTGCCCATTCTTCCGCAATCGAAGTCCATTTTAAATAATGCTTTCATAAATTTACTCCTGTTCTTGTTTGAAATATTCGTACTTTATCTCTCCATTTACGATCATGTCCATGATTTCTTCATCGGAAGATGTAGCTATTTTCATCATGAACTCATCTTTCTTCACCTTTTCAATATCTTCATTTTCATTCTTTTCCACCTTTTCCATCTTTTCTGCCTTTTCAGACATATAAGACACAGCATCTTTAGCTATTTTCAAGGCATAATCTGAATCGTATAAAGACATCATGGATTGAATGTATATTCCGTTAATCCTGTCAAATATTTCCTGTTGGGAAAGGCTTAGAAACTTTGCCGTATTCGCTCCCATCATCACCTTTATCTGCCAAGATGTTTTTATATTCACTACGTGAAGCCATCCCTCTTTGATAGGGCTTTTAATAATATAAAAGTCACCTACAATATATCCTTCGTCTATTTCTTTCTTTTTCATAACTTGTATTTTTCTAAAGCAAGAATAATTTTATGATCTTCAAGGGCTGATTTTATGGTATCGTCAATCATCTTGTTGTGCGTTTTAGAATCTATGTCCAATTCTGAAACATTGCATCCGTTATCAATCTTATTCTGAATGCTGAAATAATAATTTCTTATTTCCAGCACATTCTTGTGTATCTCTTCTCTTGTCATTTTCTTGGCAAAAATTTATTTTTAACAAATGATAAAAGCATCACGGATATTTCATCGGCATATCTTGCAAAGTCATCCTGGTATTTCTCGTCAACATTGTTATCCATCCATAGGATTTGATTCTTTGCCATAGTACCTACCTTTTCAAGCGTTTCAAACATTTGAAGGCTAGATCCGGGGAGTGTTTTCTTTAGCATTTCATCCAACTCTATGGAAGAAGAATGGATAATATCAGCACAGAAAGCAATGGCGTTGACATACATCATCCAATCCATTTTCTCATCATCAGACATCTTCTTGATAATATCCATGCCCCTTACATATTTACCGTCAGGATAAGCCTTGATATATGCTTCCTGAAACTCCTTTATCTTAGCTGTTACACGAGAGCATTCAACCATACGGCCTTTCTTGATAAGATCGTTCTGCTGCTTGCGCAACTCCTTCATCTTTTCCTCTCTCTCACACTCCTGTATTAACAAATGTCTTTCCATCTTCAATTATCTTCTATTATTTTTATAAGTTCTTTAAACTGGTCCGCAATTATCTCTAGTTTTCCCTGTATCTTCTGATTCATATTCCCGTCCTTGTAGGAACTCTGAAATCCTTCATAACGTGAATCAATGCTAGAATAGCAGAATGAATCAGACGTGATGTTTACCATCGTATTGTCACCGTCTATGAACGGTTCAGGTATGTCTACTTTTATCATCATAGCAATCCGAAATAACTGTCTAGTTTATCAATCGTTTTATCTCCATCCATCAGGACGTACTCAATGACTTCTCGCCCTGAAAGTGTTATTCTCAACTTGTCCACAGGCTGGACATTGGCTATACCTTTAGAGTAATTGTTATAATGAACAATCTCCCATCCTTTTATGGATGATAGCATTCTCCGTTTGCCACACAAATTTATAGCTTTTGGAGTAAATTCCTTCTCTTTCTTATCCATAATCAATCGTTTTTAAACTTTTTAAACATCTCATCTCCCAACACTCCGCTAATGAACATGGTAAGTTCTACTTCCCATTCATCTTCCTTGCCCTTCACGAACGGATAAGTAAGCTGATGCCATTCATGGTAATCAAACAGCTTCATGCGAAGTGGGAAATAGTCAAACAGCTTCTTGTTTCCGTAAAATACACGAATATGATTACTTTTTAACTCTGTGTAGGACAAACCATAATAATCTAATATCTCATAAAATTTGTCCATTGGCGTAAAATTACACTTCATTTGATATATTCTTTTAGTTGTTTATGCAACGATTTCATGTATGCTATTATTGTATCCGCATTAGGGTCTGAAAAGTCAACATCCTTTACGCTTTTCAACTTTAACCCATATACTGAAATAACAATAACTTCTATGATGTTATGTTCTCTATCTTCACGGTATAACACATCTTGAATGCTAGATGTATTAATGACGGGAAAGTCACCAATTTTTATTAAAGATTTATACTTACCTAGCATCATTGGCATTATTGACGTTATGTCGTTTTCTACAAAATCAAAAAACATATTCTCGTCATCTCCGCAATCTACTGTTTCAATAAACATACGAATAACATTCCACTCTGATTTTACGTGAAAAGTATTATCTGACTTGTCTACAAAGATGCCATCACCAAATCCATCCAACGCTTTTTCGGAAGCGGTGTACCCTAACCGTTCAAGTCTGTTTCTTATGTCGCTTGAATCCTTTCTAATCAATACCTTCATGGCAAATATTATGTTTAATTACTATTGTCGATTGCTTCGGTAGGCTAACCTGTTCACTGTTTTCCTTGTTGGTCAAAATATACCTTTCCCCGGTATCACTAAACAAGAAATCATCTTTTACAAAGGGTATTTTCTTTCCATCATACCCTACAATAAAGCAGTTTTGAAAAATTTCTAGTAGAATCATGATCTTTTGTTTTCAGCACATAAAGAAAAAATAGGTTTGACATGAAATGCGTTTCTTACAATCCAGTCGTAATCTACGTTTTTTGGATCTCTTTCAATACTCCAAAGTTTGCTAGCGTAATTCATATCGCTTTTCAATAATCTGACTTGTCGTTTCTGCCTGTATATTACAATATAAGGACAGAATACAATCATCATTATTTCTAAAAACTTTTTCATTATCTTATCGCTTAATGGTTACTAAAATCGGGGGAACGCTTTCCCCCTAAACTTTCATTATAGATATGCTTGCTTCTACACTCAAACATGATGCAAATATAGTCAATAAAATGACATGCTATCAAATGTTTTAAAATATATATTATTTATTCACATTTATTAAAGTATTCCTTAAATACATTTACATTGTATGTGTTTACCTGGCAATGGTTATCGTCAAAAATCTTTTTTATCTCATAACCTAGCTTGCAAGATATTACTTTCATCTTCATCCGGCTAATCTTTTTCCAGTTGACACCGTTTTCCTTTGCCCATCTTTTGATACTATACCATTCATTGGATTCGTTTGGTTGTGGCTTTAACGCTTGATTCCTTTCGTACTCATCAGCCCACGCCCTGGCAGATTCGGCAGGATTGTTGAAGTTTGGTAATCTAACCTGTGCATAATAACTTCCTGTATTGGTAACTGATGGAACAATATAATCAAATATCCAACGTTCAAATTCATCAGCCATAGGAGGAAAAGGGCTTTTATAAATCAGTCTATACATACTCCTTTCATTAATAAACTCCATTATATCATCCCCTACTTCACGCATCATTACGGAGGATGGTTTACAGTGCTCTAAAAGAGCTTTTAATGGATTTGAATACTGTAAAGAAGATGCAGCGTCTAATCCACAGAACCAAATTTTACCATATCGAACAAACACACGAATTTTGCCAAAAAAAGGATGTTCGTAAACCATTATTTCGTCCGTTTTGTGTGCCGAAGCTGTTTTATCGGTACTATTGTTTTGTTGCATAAATAAAAATAATTAACTTTGTTAAACAATTAAAATAAGCAATATATGGTAAAGAAAGTGATTAGGGTGAATGTTAAATCACCTAAAGTAACATCAAATAAAAAGGCATCTCCCATAAAGGTCAAAATAAACATGAAGAATACGGGAGGAACACAAGCTATGGGTAAAAAATAGATTACTTATTACAGCACCTATATCCATCACTAATGGTTTGATGTGTGTGCACTTTCCTATCTCCATACCTTTGACGTAAGTATAATGCAATAAAGAATCCAACAGTAACAAAACCAATGGATGTATAGTATATTGCATTAACCAAATGCGCATCCTCAAACACCACATTATTAAATACAATATCCAGTATTGCATATATCAACATCTCAATGACAAATACTCTATGGTATATACAAAATAAAAACACCTTTGACAACACATAGAACAATATTGCATTAAACAGTTTGGCGTTAAAGAATACAGTAAGATACTTATCCGAAAACGGAGTGGCATACTGAACATACTCCAACGTGTCACCATCATAATACTCAATAATATCCCCTGTGCCAACAGAGTGTATAACCTCACACTGATGGACAAGTATTGCAAGACAGAACAATATAGGATAACATCTTATCACCCAAATAAGAAACGTCCTGTAGAAATTGTTCAAACTTTCCTCTATCATTTTATCTTTCATCTGACCATTCTAGCTAAATTTCTAATAATATCTTCTTTCGTTCTTCCTTTTAACAGGTTAAGATCAATTGTTGCAGACCCTACCTTTACGCACCCATCAGATATGTATTGCTGCACACGTTCGTTCACAAGATAGTCAGCACCAAGCATATCCAATTTGGACAGTCCTTTTACATCATTGCTCCTGCTTAGTACAAATCCACCTACCGTTCTCCAGATACGCCTGTATTGGCTTATTCCGTCCTTTACAGGCATGATTATGTCGTTTTCAAACAATGGTATTCCGTTCATGTCAAACACGCCTGTAAACCATTCTACAACACAACCACTGCTATCTCTTACACGCCCATAAGCATCTATGGATACATCGTCAATAAGAAGTTCATATCGCCCCGTTACTCCATTAAATATACGGAGTAACGGGAAATCAATGTCGCTACTGTTCATTTATTTTCAATTTATTCAAAACACATTCATCTCTTGTGAAATCTTCCCCGATTTGCTTCTTGCTTTCAATGATCTGCTCTACAAGCGTTATGCACTCCTTCCTTATCTCTTCGGTTTCGTTATAACCGCAAGCCTTATCGACTAGTCTTTCGATGTTTGACTTGGTATTAGAAAGTTGTTGACAGAGCATTTTCAAACGCCAGTAACAGAAATCAATTGTGGCTATGTGCTCAATTCTTTCCATTTCTCTTAATCGTTTCAATACATTCCTTTAACCCATCATCAAAACCATGCTTGTATCCCTTAGCGTATTCTCCAATGTTATACACCGCCATTGCAAATACAAACAGGATGATACCTAAAGCCTTATGCCAACCGGGGAACGAGATGGAAAACGGTTTAAATGTAATTGTTAGATCTCCGACCCATAATAGGGCGATAATACATATGATTGTAAATATAATTGTTTTCATAATCAATATTTTTTTCCGTTCAACTTAGGTCTTAATTCGTTATATCTTTGTTTCTGCTCAATATGCCATAGCAAATCTATGTCAAGATGCTTGGAAAATGCAAAGATTGAAAATATCATGTAATTTACAGCTGTAGAAAAATCACTATAATATTCAAATGGTATGACAGATATAATATATATCGCTTCTGCAAAACTAAATTTACTGTACATATAAGCAATATCATCTATATATTCAGAGTTAATATCCTCACTAGCAGATTCAAGGCTTATTCCTCGAAGCCCTGCAAGATCAAGCAAGCGTATAACTACTTCGCTTAGTTCGTCTGGAAGTGTATCTTTGATATATTTTTCAAAACAATATTTAAAATTGGCATCATCGTGCGGTTCTTCATTCTCATAAGAAGATTTAAAAGATTCCCTGTCGGCACGTTTCCCTTTTCTGTCCGCTTCCACAGCTTTCCCAAGCCTGGAAATGATAAGGCAAAAGAAGTGTTCGTTACTCAGTTCTTTATCGTGAAAACCGTGCTCGCAAGCTGTTTTGTAAGCACGATCCCGTAGTTCGTTCAAATTAATATTGCTCATTCCCTTATTCCTAATTTAATTTCTTCATCCTTGATTATTTTTCCAATCTTATCGGCTTCTTCATACCGTTCCTCTTTTATCAACAGTCTTTGCAATTCCGAAAGCTGGTTAATGTAAATAATATCGTTACAATCTGACACATGACGGACATATCTTTCTATCTCATCCAGCTTATTCTCCATGCGATGCAACTTTCTTACCAAAATTAAAGTAAATGCCAGAGCATAAACGTTTAATGAGGCAAGGATGAATTTAAATATTGATTCCGCTATTTCCATAATCATATAAGTTTTAATGTTTCCTGTAATCCTGCTTCGAGTGCTTCTTCGTAGGTATTATAACGGACAATAGGTCTGTCAGACAACCCTACTAAATCATGGTTAGGAATTGTTAGTATATCATATATCCAATAATTTCCATACATATAGGATATTTCGATATGCAGGTTCTTAGTTTCACGAAGCCACTTTTGTGCAACGGATTGAGTGGGACGACTATAACACAATTTTGGCAAATTCTTATTCGTTCGGAACACAGATTGCATTATCCGATTATCGTCTTCTTTAATAATATCTTTGCAATACTCATTAAATCCTTTCTCTTTCAGCAGCTTCGCTGTTTCTAATGTTACAAATTCTTCCTGTATCATACACTAAAATATTTTCGGTTCTTCTTTGTATGGAGATTTAACTTCGATAGTCGTGTTTACGGTAACTCTATCTTTGTAATATCCGCTTGCGCTAATCAAAAAAATTCCGTTTTCAAATCTAACATTCGTGATATCGCTATAGCATCCGTCTTTGACTATCATTACCTCTCTATTTATATCTTGCGCAGTAAGCAACAAATGCGCTAAATCCCGTATTGTCATTTTATTTATTTTTTAATCTTATTATGTCAAATCATTCATTATTATTCTCCTTTACACTCTTCACAATGTAATTTATAAGCATGGGCAAACATCCCTAACGTAACAGGATCAAAGTGAAAATCTGCCTGTTTATCTTCTATGACAACTGAAACACATAATTGGCCGTTGCAAAAGTCAATATATGCCTCACCACCTCCATCCCCTCTAATGGAAAAGGTTTGTGTCTGTACACTATCCATGATTCTCCTCCTTTAGTCTTTTAATTAGGGCATCAGCGCAATTAAGCGAATATTTAGCGACTGCCTCAGAATTAATACCATTCTCGTTTGCTATAACAACTTTAATAATGTCTTTTGCCAATTCGTACCTACGTTGTTCCCAATCAATGTTTTCACTAAAGAAATTAAGTTCTGACACCTTGATATACATGTTTCCCACCAATGCAGTACCATCATCATATAAATCCTTAATCTCTACAATTTCTCCAGTTGCCTTTATTGTTGCTTTCATAATTTATTTCTCTTTAAGATTTACCTCAATTGAATATTTGTCAGTTAGCTCGGTTTTTATTGCCTCCTTACATAAAGTCCATAACATGTTATAGCCTCCTTGACGTTTTATTTCATCGGAAACCATACATCGAATCCAGTTGTCCAGAGAAACATCATTTCCATAAGTATTATGGAAAACTCGTTTAACCTCCTCTCTAATAATAGGAATCATTATCTCCCTTATATCCTCTTTAGTCAACTTTAGTTCGTTGTGGATATAGTTCTTTACTTCTCTGTATCTATATTTACTCATAATAATTATCCAATAAGTTTACGTTCTTGTTTATTCCTTCTCCGTTATTATACATCCTAATAACACACCTAGATATTTCATTCCAAGTTCGGAAACATAGTACACAATTTGTTTTTCTATATCTAACAATCTTCTATTCGCGTAACCAATAAACACCAACTCTTCCCAATCATCATCAGGATGATTAACAATATACCAGTTACGATAAACCTTGTATCTATTTCTTTTTATTTTACCACGCTCAAACCCTATAGCGTGTTCCATTTTTTCTATCTGTCTTAATGATAATTTTACATCATCCATAACACTAATGTATTAATTCGGACAATACCTTCTTTACAAGTTCATAGCGTGATAATTGCCAATCTTTCGCAATATCATCTATTTTATCATCATAATGATTGTCATAAACATACTGATTCAAGTTGTCAATAAACCCATCACCGTCAAGACCTTCATCACAATCATCAAACATGTTAAGTTCATAGGCTAATTGGGAGCAATCACAGTGACTAACCCAATCATAAACACGATCATCACAAACATTGGTCTGTCTGTTATATTTTTCTCCAATGTGTATTACTTCACCGCAAAATTCGCATCTATGCTCTTTGCGAGCGATAGGAGTTTTATTTCTTAATACTTTTATCATTTTAATTCATTAATTAAAGCATCAGCACAAACAATTGCAAACTTGGCAATGCCTTTAGGTATGTACTTCTCATAATTTTCTTCAGAACAAGCATAATGTGATTGATTGATGTCACTTAAAATCCCTTGCATTGCGGATTTAGCTAGTTCGTATCTACGCTGTTCCCAGTCAATAGCTGAAAAGTCAAGTTCACACTCTCTGAATACCATATTATCACATACATATATGTTATCTCCACTATGTAACGCATTGGTATTTGTTTTCGGAATTACATCCACCAAAACCCCTGTTGATTTTATTCTTGCTTTCATATTTAAAATTCTGATTTAATAATAGTACCAAATGAACGATACCTACGCCAAACCATATTTCCACGTTGAATACTAGTAATCCAATCACAAGCCTTAAAAACTTGTCCTACATTATATAGGAATGGTCTTTTTTGAATTTTTCTTTTTATTCTTGCTTTCATATTTAATCGAAATACATTACTTTCTTACCTATACATACCTTGAACCTTGAAAGAGATTCACTATATTGTGTAATATTATTGGGATTATATTTGTTAACAAAACATCCAGTACGTTTATGGTATCTGACACAAGCATTTTCAGGAGATTTAGCCAATATTTCTTTCTCATCGCTAAAACTAAAAAATAAACTATCTCTATATGATACCTTATACCACTTTACTTGGCTTCTTATCTTTTTAAAATACTTTGCTTTCATTATTCCTCCTTTATTTTAAAATGTTCAATCAGTTCGTTTACGGTAGCCTTGTGAACGGTATCCGTATTGACATCAATATGATAGTAAACCCAATAAGTAGAGAACTTGATTTCAGGACACAGAATCCATTTATCACCATCCGTAAACCATTGGTTCTTGTCTGTATCATCCCTCAATGCAGCGATAGCTAGGAAAAGTTCCTCGTTCGTTCCGCAATCAATAAGACCATCTATTTCTTTAAGACCATTTGTATCATAATCGTCCAATGAATAAACCGAATTAATTCCAAATACACAAGTAAATAGATTATGCCAACCTAAATATGGATTACAATAATAGCCAAGTTCTTTTAATCTATTTCTAATATTAGCAGTATTCTTGTGTATAAAACACTGTGTTGTAAATCCCATAATTATTCCTCCTTTCCAACTTTAACATATCCGTTTTCAATGCACCAGCACAACATATCATAGGCTGCATCAATAGGCTCTTTACTTTCTGTGATATTTCCGATAGACCTAGTATAAGATTCCACATACAAGCATGTATAGCTATCTGCAAATTTTTTGATGGTCAGCACTTCATTGCCGATGAAACAAGGTAACTTGTCGAGAATATCTGGCAAGGTGTAGATATGGTATAATCCAAGTTCTTGTAATACCATATATTATACAAGGCAAACACCATATAATCAAATGTATTCTTAAATATTTCATAATTAACATTCAGACAAGACCTGTAACACAATAAGCCATACAATGACAATCATCAATCGTCCAACATATTTCCACATATAGCTTTCATTAACATAGCAAAAACAATTCCAAAAAGCATAAATTCACTCCTTTCTAACATTATTGTCCACCCACCTCATTGCACCCTTTAACGCATCAGTTGTAGACCTGTAAAACATATCTACAAAGAGAACCATCCGTTCACCTTTTATTATCCGGTACATGAAGTCTTTTTCTCCTGTGACCTCTATTGTACAGCCCTTGTAAAATGTGACATATTTATTTCTCATACGACAAATATATATATATTATTGGTTTTCCAACAACTTTTTATTAACTTTTATTAAGCGTTTTTCCCAGTCGTTCAGATTGTCACCCGTATTAATCTTCTCCATAACCGAAGCTATATCAAAAGATTTACATTTTTCATACAGATCACTCATTGTCGTTCCTTGTATGATAACTCCGTTCTTTTCCCCGGAAAAATATCCGTCAACACTCTCTATCACATCCCATTTCCGTCCTTCCAGGATGGATTGTTTATTGTTCGTTCCCATTATATTTAGCTATTATATTATTCATTTCATTGTTCTTGGCTTCCGTAAGACCTAATTTGGATATATTTTGAAGCGCAATCTCACATTGTTGACTAATGTATGAGATTTCATTGACATCAATATCACGGTTATCGTATATAAACGCTTTCCCTAGCTTAACAGCAAGACCTTGACATATATTCCCGGCAACTTTTTCAGCCGCTATAATGTTAAAACAAATAATTTGCTTAATACTTAGCTGATTGCTCGTTCCCATATTCTTTTGTTTTTAAGTTAGTAATCAAGTTCATTTGAAAGTATTGTGTACTTGTTGATACTATCTCTGTATGATTCAAATAACGGACAATCTTTCAACATAGTAATTTAATGCGAAAGAATACTTTTTCTTTAGTTCATTCTTACTTTGTTGTTTATCGAAGTATTCACTACATGATGATAGACTTAATGATAATAAAGCCAAAATTTCAATTCGTTTCATAATGATTATTTTTAAATCAAATGATACTTACAAGTTTTTCAAATGAATACACCCCACGAAGTTTGCCTAATTCTTCTTTATGCCGTAATGTAACACGCCACGGGTAAATTATTTCATTATTTATATTCATTTCTGGATAACTTTCTTTATCCCCTTTGAACTCCATCAGTTTAACGCAATAGTTGTTGAATAGTATTTGCGCCTGTCTGTCAGTAGCTAACAACTTGAATGTACTTTCCATGTCTTTTTATTTTTAAGTTAATAAATAGTTCCCGGCGGCGGTGGCGATCCGCTTGTTGTTCTCCACGCCGGGATAGTTGGTTATTTAAATACATGATCAATGAATACCGTATTCGTTTGCCATTGCCCTCTATGTTTAAAAACAAAATATCCGCGTATGGTTGCCGTTTCTTTCATCTCGTTTGCAAAGTCATAGGCCACTTGTTGATTTTTGCCGAACTCCTTATTTATTGTTCCGCTGTTATTGCTCACCCTATAACGTAGCTTTGCAGGAGTTTTCGCCTTATCTGTAATAATATTCATATCTTTTCGTTTTTAAGTTATTAATTAGTTCCCGGTAATAGTATCGCTCTATTCGTTGTTCTCCATACCGGGCAATCCTATTTATCTTAATTCCCTAAATGACAGGCTTAACAAATTAGCCCAGTTCTTTGCGTATCTCTCTCTCATTTGTTCATATGATACGGTTACAATGTTTCCAGCAACTAACAAATTGCGTAAAATGCTATCTAAATTATTGTATATTTTTATAAAAATCACAATACATACCGTACAGGTCTATAATATCTGAGTCGGTTAGTATTCTCTTTAAAACTCTTATTACTTTCATTACTCGTTCAAATATGCTTTTGGTAATAATGGGAAAACTCTTAACACTTCATCAAAACGCACGTTCCCAAACTTTTCGATATATACGGAAAAATAACGTTCACTCCGCCTACGATCAATAGTTATGCAGCTAGGTACGTCGTTTCGTTTTAACGTATCGTAGTCGTTTGCGTGCTCTCTTACAAACTTAATCAATTCGGGTGTATTTATGTACATTTTGATTATGTTTTGTGTCCTGGTGCCGTTATAATACGCTCGTTTAACCTGTTTTTCGGGTAACTTGTGCCCGTCATAGCTTTTCCAAAACTTGATATTTTCCCTGATAAAATCCAATGTATTAATACTTCTACTAGCTTTAAACGTTCCTATCTTAATACTTTCGTTTTCAAGGATAGGATATAATTCTTTTTGTAAATTTTGTTTTCTCATAATACTATTCATTTAAATATTGCGTCCTGTAATTGGTCTTAGGCGTATTTCTTTTTCATATGTCATTATAATGGTTAATTGTTCCCGAATAAATTGAATGTGTGTTTTTTGTTCGTTTAACGGCAAAGAATATAGTTCTTTGTAAAATTCGTTTTCACTTAAAATCTTTTTCCGTGCCGTTCCCAAAATTGAAAGCTAGTTTAATTTTTTCATTACACCAAACAGAGTAGCCACCGTCTTGTATAGCTTCATTGATTGATTTATACCGGCGGCCTGATATACCGCCGCTAAAACTGTCAATAGTAAATTGTATCATAATGTTTTTAGAATATTGGTTTGTTGAGTATTTTCCAATAGAAGGCTTTATTTTGCCTCTATTGGCGTTTTTGGATGGAGTATTGCACACATTCTAAAATATATTCGGCATGTTCCCGGGCCGCTTCCTGTTTTTCCTGTTTTGTGGGTGTTATTCCATCATATTTGTACAATAGTTTGGCGGCCTCTCTGATTATAGTTTTCATTGTGCTGCAATTTGCTAGATGTTCTATTGATGGCTGTATGCCCTTGTTTGCCTTCTTAATTATGCAATCTTGCAGCCATGTTGTAATATCGTATATTTCCCGCGTATTGCGTATATACATTGCAAGTAAATTAGGTATGTCGTTTCTTGTTTCCATAATGTCACGTTTTTAAATTGTTATTATTTCTGTTTTTCTACATAGTCTGTTACCCGTATGGATAGATACAAGCAACCTAATAGTATTAATGTTTCGATCATGCTGTATATTTTTAACAAAACGTATCAAATATTTATTACAATTATTTACCAAGCTAATATTGTCAAAGATATTCTTATATTCGTTATAAGCATAACGACATACAGAAATAGAACGTTTTAAATTAGTTCTATTACCTGTTCCGAATAATCTAAATAATTAGGTTCTGGATAGCTGTTTTCGGATAACCAATCG